TAACCAAGCACATGTGCTCTTCTTGTGGAACTTCTCTAAATAGCATAGCTACTTTACGATCGCCGTGTCGGCCAATGTGTTTTAAAAATGACATATTATTCTCCTTGTGGGGGTGTAGCGGTGTCGGCCGCTGCTTCTTGAGCTGCTGCTTGAGCAATTACAGCCTCTAAAAAATTATTCAACTTGGTGTAGACAGTGCCTACCTCAAGCATTTCTTCTGCTTTAAACGCACCGCGTTCTGCAGCCATATTCATAATATTACGAATGGCAACAAGATCGGTAATTGAAATATTTGTATCCATGCAAATATTTAACGGTCATTGCATAGTGGCAAGAGTTTTTGGCCACGAAAATACCCCATATTTGGGGCATTTCGGTAAAGTTGATTAGTTGTTTTGATGCTTGAGCAAATACATTGTTACTTCAGCGCCACTGACCTTTGCTAAGTCTGATGGATATTTGTTTTGTTCCCAACTATACTTGGTGCCTACACGTCGAACCTTGACCATCTTGGGGTTGAACTTGGTAATGGTGCCCACATACATGGTATTGCTGGAAGGAAACACAACACAATCGCCTACAGCCAGCGGTTGTCCAAGAACGTCTTTATGCTCGGGAATCACAGCCATGAGTGACAACTCCACTTATTAAGATAGCGCATGGTTCCTTTGCCACTTGCGCCGAAATGTTTAATCATAAAATTGTTGTATGTTGTGCGCCATTTCTTGCGAATTGGTTCAGGCGCATGACAAGCAAGGTAATGTAGGTTACTGTGCCTACTGCCAATCACTTGATGATTATATTTCCACCCTGCAGGATACCACTTCGCACGATTTACAAAGTTGTAATTGACCCACTCGTTGCTATAACCCATGCGGCGCAACTTCATTGTAGATCGTGTTGACTTTTCTAATGGGCGAAATAGTTTGTTCATTTGAATACCTTTAGTTCGTTGGGTTTAACAAATAAAATATTATGCACTTGGTCTTTGAATTTAACAGGAAGGTCAAGATGCACACTTACTTGAGGTCCCCGAATTTCATTGATCAATGTATCATTGCCTACAGTGCCGACAAAAGGAATCTTATTCCACTTACCAGTGACACGATCGCCGATATGCCATGTAGGTTTGTATGCTTTGCTTTCAAAATAACGTGCAATATTACTCATACTTCTAAACTCTTGATGTAGTCATTTGCACGTTGTGTGGCCTCTTCGATGCTTTCTGCCAGCATGGTAATAAACGCAGTCTCGCCCAGGATCTCCATGTCAAACGGCACACTTCCGTTGAAGCGAAATACTTTTGGCATAGTGACTTGCACTTCAAACTCTTGCAATTTACCTATGCGGTTAATTACTTGCTTTGCGTCCATCATCAACTCCGAAATGTTGCTTGAGCATTAGTTGATAGTTTTGCATTGCATACGCAAGATCAACTTCGCCCATTTCGAGGAATCTTTCTTCCTCGTCCTCTGCTAGCTTGATACATTCATTGACGATCATGTTAGCAAAGGCTTCTTGCAGTTTGGGATTTACAGTTGGGTAGTGGCTACCACCTGCTTGGAGACTAAAGTTGTGGAGGGTTGGGTGCATTTGTAAATTGTCTTTCTTGGCACATGGTTTCAAACGTTGCCCACAGTTGTTCAAACTTGGCATCATAATATGTTTTTAATGCCTGCCATTTTTCATCACTGGGGTTCTGTGTAGCAAACAGTTCGATGTCGTCGGTGACCCGCCAACATTCTAGCATTTGCTGTTCTAAATCAAATAGATCTGCCATTATGTTCTCCAAAAAGGTGCGCCGCGCACTAACTTACCTATGGGTAATAGCACCGGAATCAATAGCACTAGCATCCATGTCATTTGTATGTATTCTGGCTCAACAAACCTATCTACAAAGATGTCATACATGCCGACAACAAAGTAGATAAGTCCGGTCCAGAACATATACTGACCAGGACTTATCGGAAGTTTCATTTTACTTGCCTACATTAATAAACGGTGTAGGCCCTGCTCCCATCACGTTGGGCAACTTACCATCCCACTTTTCGATTGCTTGGAGCTGAACGTATGCCGCACCACCTTGGTGTTGGATAGCACTTGCTTGAATTGCAATAGCTTCGGCTTCACCTTTGGCTTGTGCAATACGACTCTTGGCTTCAACTTGAATACGTTCGTAGTCTTGATCTGCTCGCAGTTTGGCCTGTGTAGCAATCACTTTTTGTTCAATAGCATCTTGATATGCTTTACTGAATCCAAAGTTAACCAAGCTCACGTTGTTTACAACAATGTTAAACGGTTGCAACTTTTCGCTCAGTCGAGTCATAATGTCTGCGTTAACTGCATCACGTTTTGTAATCAGTTCTTCACTGGTATAGTGACCCACTGCTGACTTAAACGATTCATTGATCGCTGGACCAAGCACCTTTGTATCCACATCAAGACCGAACTCTTTGTAGATGTGTGGCACCTTAGCAGGAGTCAGTCGATAGTTAATAACAATATCAGTATGCACTTGCTGAATGTCCTTTGTGCCTGCACTTGCGTTATTCAAGTTAGCACGAGCAAGTCGAACATCAACATGTTTGACATTTGAGATTGGGTTAACAAACTGAGCACCTTCGTTTAGCACAGTTTGATTAACTTCGCCTAGGGTAATCTGCACACCCACATGGCCTGCTGGCACAATAGTAAATGAGCTGTAGATTACACCAACAGCAAAGATAGCAATACCTGCTACATTAGCCAGCACCTTTTGCTGGAGGAATACAGCAATTGCCGCGGAAGCAATCACTGCTATAATAAAGAAAAAGATGATAGTAAACATTACTTAACTCCACAGGCCGTGTTGATTTTATCTGCTTCGACGCCGGCCTTGATTGCCTCGATGCGACATTGATGTTTGCTGTATTCCATGCAGCCAATTGGGGCAAACATTAGAAACATAACACCAAAAATTAAAATTACAATCCAACGATCTGACATAGTATTCCTTAAGGACAGTTCATGTCACGTTCAACAACTTCAGGAACATCTCGCCACTCTGACCATTGCATGTTTCGGGCACTGTCGGGAAAAGGTCCCATACCGGCATAGATGGTCATATCTACTTTTTGCCGATACTGCAAGACCTTTTGAGTGCCTGGCCAAGTGGGATGAGTGCGAGTGAACCAACGCATTTCGATCATGTCTCCCACTCCTGTGCAAGTTTGTCAGTCATCAATACAGTGTTGACAGTATGGAACTCATATCGAACAGGATCGCCGTCTTCGTCTACTTGCGCTTTGATAAAGTCAATACGATCTTGTCGCTTTTTGGCACTGTCAAATACTTCTACTGGTGTGTAGAATGTATTCCATTCTTCACGACTGCCCATGTCAGTATCAAAGTAAAGCAAATACAATTTCATTTTTGGCACTCCTGACCTAGTTGTTTTTCAGCTTCAGTTTTGCGTTCCCAAAGGATACTTTCGTATCCCTTGGCGAACAGCCATGTGTCGCATGCAGCCAACACACTTAAAAAGATCCAAAAACCTAACCAAGCCATGTTATTTGCTTTCGTCGTAGTAGGCATATTGACCCCATGGTGGCACAATAGTTGTAGTGCCATGCAAGATGAAAACTGTTTCTGTGTAGTTCTCATCACCCCAGCTACCAAACGGATAACCGTCTGTAAACATAACCAGTCGCTTGGGCTCGATTTCGTTTTCTTTCAAGTAGTTGTAAACACAGTCAAAGTCTGTGCCACCACCACCTTTGACTTCGTAATCGCAAATGGTATCCAAGTTGTCGCTGTCGTATTGTGCAGGGTTGTATGCATCAGTATCGAAAGTGATAACGTGAATCTTGTAAGCAGGGAACGAGTCCATAATGCCTTGGATTTCACTCAAGAAGTCCTTCAACATAGATTCAGAGATCGAACCAGAAGCGTCCAACGCCACAGCAATATCAATCATTGGATCAGTATTGCGACCGGGCATAACCGCATCCATGTGCCAACCTTTACGGCTTGCTCGCATCCAAGTGTAGTCAGACTTGATAGTAGACTCCAATTGCATGCGCAACAGTTCGCGCCAGTTCATCTTAGGCTCGGTCAAGTCCGAGATCAATCGCTTGACACCAGCTGGAATGTTGCCTGCATCTTGTGTGGCACTTGCAGCCGCCAACATAGCTTCTTTGATCTCGTCGCGGATAGCTTGACGTTCAGCATCGCTGAGCTTGGGACGGCCTTTGCCCTTGCCTTCACCGTCCTGATCGCCTTCTTCACCATCGCCGTCAGCATCACCTTCACCGTCCAAGTGCTCGTCGATCAACTTGTCGATCAAGTCGCTCATGTTGATTTTTTGAGCGTTTTGCATCAAGTCGTCGTAGACTTCTTCGGAGCTCATGCCGTCATACTTGCGATCATACAAGGCAGGCACTGTAGTAATCAACTCGCCGACATTGTGTTTAACCAAGTCTGCGTTGACACAGAAATCGTTGGCAATGTTCCAGATTTGCGGATCGCGATCGCCACGGCGGCCAAAGTGATCATAAACACAGTGCAACACTTCGTGGCCAAACAAGAACTCAATTTCTTTGGGACGCAACATTTGGATGAAGCGGCTATTGTAGTAAAAGTGGCGTCCATCTGTAGCGGCAGTAGGGCACCACTCGTCGGCATTAACCAACTTCAGTCGAGTTGCTAAGTTGCCAAAGAAGCTGGCTTTCAACAGCAAGCCCACACGGGCAGTGATCAATTTTTCACGCACTTCGCGATCCAACTTGGGCTCCATGGGGCCAATCAAATTGGCAAACTTTTTAGCGTCATCTTTGGTAGCAGTGGTGCCAGCGGTACGGGCATGTAGCACAGTGGGATTGAAATATTGCATGCGGGTCCTTTGTTGTTTATGTGTATATTATAGCAGAATGTGATTTATTGGTCAATCAGTAAGTTTTGGCGTTTGTAAATGTGTCATTATACATTTGATCTTTGAAATCCTGGGACAAACATTTGAAATCGCGGGCAAACTGTTCGATCTGTGCTTTTCTGGCACTATAACTGAAATAGCGGTTTATGGTGCTATGATACACAATGAAAGCATCGTAAATGTCGGACGATGCCTGCAAAGTTTCAGAAATATAAATTAGTTCTTCAGCAAAAGGCCTTCCGTTTGCTGTTGCCTGTTCCTGAATAAGTTTAGTGGCATTGACCATGTCCATCTTTGGCTCCTTTGTTGCTCTATGAATATATTGTAGCAAAAGATGAATTATTCGTCAATGCCGCTCGTTGCCACGGTTGATTTCTTCGTCAGTGAATGCACCACCTGAACGGTCGGGGTTCAGTGCCCAACTATCCGCTGTGGCTTTTTCGCAACACTTCTCCACATCCTGTAAGATACGCTTGAGTTCGTCAATATTGGTAGACAAGAATCCTGCCATTGCCCCGATAGTTCCGATAGTTAATTGGTCGGGATTATCTTTACGAGCGGCAACATTCTTAGATTCTTGTAGTTTTTCCAGCATTTCTTCCTTGCCGGCGATTGTTTTACGCAGATTTTCTGCTACGGTGTGGATGTTCATTTTGCTCTCCATTCTGTTACGCCTTCTTGTTCACCGTAGCCCATGTATTCAGCAACATAGTCACCGGCATATTCGCAACCAGCGTCTTGTGCCATGTCAGCGGCGTTAGCACAGGCTCGCACAATCAACTCGGCGAACTTGTCTGCGCTAAATCGGGTTGTCTCATAGGGCATGTTGTTAGACGGATCAATCGCAGTGTCCGGCACTTGGGCCTGTCTGTAAAGTTCTAGCATTCGTTCGTTCATTTTGATTCCACCTTGCTATTGAGTTGTTTTGCAACCTTGAGTGCTTGAGCACGGCTCCGATATGTTTGGGGTTGACGCACAAAAGTGATCCGACCACTGCGGTCGTATTCGTTGCGACCGATTGCAAACTTTGCATCATCCTGGCCTAGTGTAATCACATAAAACATATCGGCTCCTTTTTGCTGTCTATGTGTATATTATAGCAAATCGGGCATTTTTGGTCAACCAAAAAATGCAACCCAAAAAGTAATACTCAAGTATTACAAATTTAAGTATTTTAGCTGGAACCAACTTTGGGCTTTTTCATCAAAGAAATCCAAGTGGACTTGGTCCTCGTAGTGCATTTTTGGCTCGCTGGGATGACTGATTTCGTGCGGGACTAATCCTTTGTGATAGCGGTATGTAAACCCAAGCTCACGCCGCATGCGAGTCCTTACAGCCATGCCCATGCCAAAGTCCCGCAGGATCATAGCATAGATGTCTGACCACTCCCCGGGCCGGTGGAAGATGATCAGATTCTTTTTAACTGTGACTTTCATGCCCACCCTCTGCCACTAAGGCGACGCCATGCCAGGCGTTTGTCCATGATTGTTTTAAACTTTTCTGCTTGTTCTCGATTGGGGAACTTACAACCGACTACAGCGTGATTGCCAACAAGGAACCTGCCTGCACCGTCGGGATTCTGATGATAGGTATACCAAGGAATGCTTATGATGTAATCTTTGTCACTATACTCGGCTACTTTTACGGCCAATGTAGCATCTTCTACATCAACTTCGTCAAACAGAATTTTCAGCAGATTAGTGGCCTTGCGTTCATTGTCGCATACCACCATCTCATAACCGGGCCAGGTCACAGAGTATGCGTTATCCATCAAGTCGTTTATTACGAAACGTTCTTCCATTTTAACACCATCATTGTGTAAAGTTTTTCGTGCATGTCAAACACATTAAAGTGCATATACCATTTTGTATCTATGTGATCGTGTCGGTGCCACAGTGAAGGATCTTGCTCTTGAACCCACCCACTAACTGAGCTAGGTTTACATTGAACTGTATACCATGTTTCGCCGTCGACTTGGGCTTGATCTAAAATACGAATTGCAGGAGGGTTTGCTATGTCCATGTATGTGCTTTTACCTGTTTGGCGAGCAGCCATTATGGTATTGATTTGCTTTTTACGCCAGCCTGTTGTTGGTTTCATCTGCTAATATCTCAAAAAGTGTTGCATATTGTGTTTCTGGTTCCATGTGAAACCCTGTGCCCCATACTACCCAAACTCGTCGTTTGTAAGCTCGTTGCCAACCAATGCGCTGTCCTGTGATTGTTCGGCGTGGCCAGATTACAAATGTTCGGGTCCATGGATAGCAATCTGCACCGTCGGTGATAATTTGTGTTATCTTCATTGTTGCATATTCCAAATTCCAACCGATGCTACGGTTAACTTTTAATTTCATTGCCACCTCATTGCAAATGCCATTGCCTTCTTTGGGCAGTTGAACTTCCATTCAACATCCTCACCGTATTCTCGTGGATCGCGCCATCCGTCAGTCACACAGCCACCAAAGTTCTTTACACACCAGTCAAACCTATCTATATACTGATTCCAGTCTGTTGTTGGAGTGACAATTATGTATTTCCACTCTCGTCTATCTTTTCGACGTTGCCGGCTATTCATTGCCACCTCAACAAAAACCAATCTCGGTCTGCTTCATTGCGAAAATAAAATCTAGCATTGTTAGCATACCAGCGACAGCCCGGAGTCCAAACACCATCTTTGGGGGTAGGACCAAATGTGGCTACACACCACTCTACCATTCGGTGCCAGGTGTCGACTCCGCCCCAATCTCCTAGCAAGTTCCAACTAGGCACAGGATGCACAAGCCAATACCTTGCACCAAACACACGGCCTTCGTCTAGTTCCAGCTTCACGCAAACCTCAATGCAAATAGTGTTGCATCTTCGTCGTCTTCGAACTGAACAAATGTGCCAGACCAGGCCATTGACACGTAAAACGGAGCACGACAATTTTCCTTACACCAGTAATGCACTTCGCCCCAATTGTATTTGGGATTGTAGTTTACTCTGTGCAATTTTGGCACTTTAAAAGTTGGCTGTTCCGGCCAAGGATATGTGTATGTAATCATGCTGATCCAAATTTCAATGCAAACATAATAGCAGGCTCTTCCCACTCAAATTGATAAGTTAAGTAGCCTTGATCAAACTCTCGGGTATCGAGATACCAACGCTGGAAGTAGCCTTTGCCAGTGACAGGATATGCCTCGCACCATTCGTATGCGCCTTCGCAAGAATCACGTTTTACTCGAACCTTGTATCTAAAGTCTGGGTTTTGCCTGCCTCCGCCACCGTAGAACTTTTCCATTAGCTCCACCTCAATAAAAATGCTGTTAACGTTTGGTGATTGGGGAATACTACCAGCATTCCAGTAAAATCTGAATCGTTATCCTTGCACCATTGCGCTAGCTCAACTTCACACTCTGCCCAATAGTTGTAATCTGTTAGTATAACCATTTGATCAGTGTCTGTCAACACGTCTGGGACGACAATGAATCTCTCTTTAATTGAAACCATGTTGCATCCTTTTGTGATTTGAAGTATATGTCGCACCATTGACGCTGAACAACTTCAGGAGCAGAATTAATCCATTCAAATCTTGTTCGGTGGAACCACTTACCTTTTCTAGTGCCACCCTTGCCAAACAGTTGTTCTGCTAAATCTAGTGCATAGTCGACATCTTCTTCGTAATCTGTGCGAGTCCACCAACCATTGCCTAATTCTTGTGCTAATACACTTATTCTTGTAGACTTCAACTGTTCAACTCCATTTCAATACAAATGCAGTATGGCTGGCTTCCGAGTCCCAACGCAGATACCAACCTTGTGTTTTAGTAGTAATCAATTTGCCATTTAATGGCCTAAGTTGATAGTTAGCCACTGTAATAGGTGCCCAGCTGTTTGCACGGGCAACGTCGCTACAATGCCGCCAAAAGTTATCAAAGTATTGAGGCCAAGGCTCTTTCCAAAGGCTTCCAACATCAACACGAAACTTGTCAGACATCTTATCCCCATGCTAGTTGAAATAACATTGCATCAGATGATTTTTCAAATGCAAATTTACGCATTGCAAAATTTCCAATCCAATACCCACTGCACCGAGCGCCGCACCAAATGTTAAGTCCCAGCCAACTTGTTTTTTCTACATAGTTTGGTTTGGGCACAATCACAGTCCACCCACGTTTGACAGCACCACGCACACTTCTCGGGTTGGAGGCTTTGTATGGAAGATAAAAACTACGGCTCATGATGCAGGATGATTTAAAACAAACCAGCTCAATGTTTTGTCATCGTTGACGTAGATACGATACTCCCTGTATTTTACGCTATACGCCCACATAGGATTAATGTCGTTGTCTTCGTATTCTTCTTTAAAGACACGCTTATTGCTCTTCATCTCATCGCGAGTTTCAACATCTTGGCTCCAGCCGAAGTGTTCATTAAACCAACGTCGACAACGATCAAAATCTAACACACCAGTGCCGCGGCTAGTAGATTTTGAAAACTCAATGAGGTGAGTGTATCCATGCGTGGAATACCTGCCGTCCATTTTTGTGATTTTGTAATGCATAGTTTTCAAAAGAAAAGGCTGTGGGGCACAGCCTGGCACCCCACAACCTTCTTAGTTTAGGCCGAAGCCTGCAAAATGTATTTGCCGTATTTGTCGTGGAACTGATCAAAGTTCTTCAACTTGGTAGGTTGGAACGGCAAGTTGTATGTGGTCAATGCAATACGAGCACCCATCACAACCAACTCAGTTTCAAAGTTCTTCATCATGTAGCTGAAGAAGTTATCTGCCATGTTGTGGAACTCTTTGGAGTCCATCTTCTTTTCCACAGCGCCCTTCAATTCGTAGCACATGGAAATCACCAACGAATACATTGCCGACACTTCCTTGACATTCAAGTCAGTGACCTTGCCGTTCAAGATATCTTCGGGCTTGGGCATGCGACCTGCAATCTTACGGTGTGCCATGAACTTAACTGCCAAACCTTCGCCAACAGTGCCTGCAACCAAGTTAGTCATAGTTTCGTCGTCCACGCCGTCATTCAACAGCTGGCTCACAAAGCTCCATGAACGTGGGGTAGCGAATGCACGTGACGCAGACTTGGCATCAAAGTCATACAAGTCTTGCTTGGCAAAACTCAAATAACCAACAACGTCTTTGTGGATGTTGTTTTGCACAGCCCACTCTTGCCAGCTGGGGAAGTCCACTTTCATCTCTTGGTGGATGAAGCGGTTTGCCAGCGGAGTTGGCATGCGATAAGTCACACCCTTGTCGCTTTCACGATTGCCTGCGGCAACCATAACCACGTTGTCGGGCAGTTTATACTTGCCAACACGACGATTCAAAATCAGCTGATAAGCCGCTGATTGCACAGAAGCTGGTGCAGAGTTCATTTCGTCCAAGAACAACACAACCACGGGATACTGGCTAGCAGTTTCTTCGTCGGGCAAATCACCAGGTGCCGCATACTCCATGGTATTGGAGTCTTTGTTGTAAAACGGAATACCACGAATGTCTGTGGGTTCCATTTGGCCCAAACGCAAGTCGATCATCAAGCCACCAAGTTCTTTAGTAATGCCTTCGACGAGTTCGGATTTACCGATACCGGGAGGACCCCACAGGAACAAAGGACGCTTGACGCGGAATGCTTCGAGCAAAGATTTGCGAGCTTGGGTCGCGGTGACGGTGCGGTTATCTGACATGGACTAGGCCTTTCTGTTTAAAAATTAACTACTGAAACTCTATTGTAGCAAAAGTTGATTTATCGGTCAACTCTTAACTGTTGATTGTTGCAAAGGGACTGTTGTTTTCTTGCAACTGTTCTTGCTCTTCAAAGATCCAAGAGATTGGAATGTCAAGTGCATAAGCGATATCAACTGGTTCTTCGCCACGCTCGAGACGTTCTTGGATTAAAATCGACAACTCACTCATTTTGCTCATTTACAGTTCCTTTGCTGTCTAAGTGCTTCTATTGTAGCAAAAGTTGATTTTACAGTCAAAAAGAAACCCTACAAACTGTAAGGTTTAAAAAGTAATACTTTGGGTTACAAAATGTATTGTAAATACTACCTATGTTTTCAGTTGAAAATTTTTACTTTATTTTAAAATCAAATCTATTAGATTCCGAAGATATTTTGTCGTTTTATTTTAGAACATTTGGATCTACAGACCCCGCAGATTTAATACCACTGAATTTGCCAAACGCTTCTAACAAAATAAATTTTCTCCACATACCAAAAGCTGCTTTGGTATTTTATGACCAAGAGCCACTCAACGAATCAATAGTATGGAAAGAACGATTTGCGTCAAGGCCCGAGATGGTGTTAGATACATCATACGGAATGAAAATTTTGGCCAATAGTGAACAATCTGATTTTAAACAAACTTTATGTCAAGAAAATAATCTAGTAAACTGGTATTATTTTTATCACGGATTTGCCGCCCTGGACTGGTATAGAGATTATCAATATGTTGATCTTGATGCAGAGTTTGATAAAAAATTTATATGCCTTAACAGAATTTTAACAGGTGATAGGAGTTATCGATTATTGCTGGTAGCAATGCTCTTTGAGCATGATCTGGTTGATCACGGGCATGTGAGTCTGCATACAGGACATCATCAAGAAGGTGCTTGGCAAGCTGAGTTAGAAAATCCATATAGTAAACTAAATCTTCAACAAAAAAATTTAATTCAGAATCATCTAACAACTCTCACAGGGCCGTTACTAGTTGACACAAGCAATATTTGCTCTACTGCTAGCGCACACGCAGGCGCAAACGAAATGACACTAAATCAAAGTGCTCTATGGCACATAGTAACAGAAACAGTGTTCTATTACAATAAATTACACCTTACAGAAAAAATTTTTAAACCAATTGTTAGTAAACGTCCATTTATATTAGTGGGTGCTCCTGGCAATCTTGCATATTTGAAATCCTATGGATTTCAAACATTTGACAAATGGATAGACGAAAGTTATGATGCAGAAACTGATAACAACAAACGAATGGAAATGGTAGTAGAACAAATAAAATACATTTCTTCGTTATCAATGCCTAGTTTGAAAAAAATGCAACAAGAAATGCAAGAGGTATTGTTGCATAATAAAACACATTTTTATTCTCAGTTTAAAAAAATTATTGTCGACGAGTTAGTTGATAACTTTTCAAATGTAATACAACAATGGAACCTAACATGTTCTGCAGATCGAATAATTGATTGCAGTTATTTGGATTTTGAAATTGCTAAGAACAAACTTGTTGGTTAGCTAACAGGCTATCAATCCATAACATGTAATCATGACCCCGGACGTTTGGTATCCGAGTTTGTGGAATGATTACTTTGTTAGAATCATCTTCTAATGACAAATACCTAATGATAGAATGTTGCGACAAGTATTTGAGCATATCGTCTGTGTGATTATGTGCAACAACAATCATAACTTTTCTAAAAAAATCTAAGTCAGGATGTTTTCTTGAAACTACCCAGAACTGTTGATCGTCTACAGTTTCGACATAACTTTTTTCATCTTGTTGCCAGTTGTTTCTGCTTGCAATCAATTTGGAAATTTCGTCAGACATTTTTTGATATTCGTCTTTAAACACTGATGTGTAAACAAAAAAATTTGTGTTTGCTTTAAATATAAAATTCATATTTTATTCTAGATAATAAAGTTTTCCTTGTCTTAAAGGAATATGTTCTATAGACTGCCCACTTTTGCCGTCCCATCCTATATTTGACATGCCAGACCATTGAATGTAATTTTTGACTTTGGCTATGCCGTGTAAGAATATTTTTTTGTCGTTGTAATCAAAATTATGAAACCACCAGTTATCCTCGGGTCGTGTTGTTAGCAATGATGTTTTGGGAGTTATGAAATTTTGTTTTAGTCCGGGATATAAAATTTGATGGAATAAATCATAACGAAGATGATGTCCTGGCGCATATTTGCTTTCACATGTTACTGCTCTTCTTTGTCCTTTTTTGTATGCGTCATCTACTAACTTTGGGTCGGTAAAAAAATTCAAAGTGCGATGAGATTCCATGTAGTTTTTTAAGACATGTGCTTGTTTAATCGATAGCTCAACTGCATTCGGGCTTGAGTAAAAAAAGTCCATTAGATTACGACCTTTTAATTCCGGCTCTTCGTTGCAATACGTAGTAGTATCTGGACCTAGCATATCAGTAAACGAAGTGGTATATTTGTTATTTTTAACCTCCAACGATGCTTTTGCATGCCCGATAATTATTCCTAGGTTAACCCCATCCTTGACCATTTTCCATAGGTGTGGGACATACTTAATCCATATAATTTTAGTCATGATCATGCTAGGTGCAGGGATAGCACCAAACAATGGTTCCCAATGGTCTATTTTTTCGTGGTGTTTCCAGTGCTGCTTAACTAATTCAATTTCATCAACTATGGTAATTTTAGTTTGAAAATTAGACTCTTTAATCAAGTTATCAAGATAAGGCTTGACATTGTAAACATAGTCTGCATTGTGAATAGTCTGATTTACTATTTGAGTTCGGTCGAAGCTATTTACATTTACTATTTCATCTATATGAATACCGTTGTCGATAAACGCATTTAACATGTTAGTGGAATCTGGCCCACCACTGAACATTAAAATTAGATAATCATATTTTTCTCTTAATTGGATAGCTCTTCGTTTGTAGAATTCTTTGATACTGACCTGAGGTTCTGGTTCACGTGTCCAATCAAAGCTAGAAAATTTATCGTCGTGCCATATAAATTTTATTTTCCAATAATCAAAGTTGGCAGCTACCAGTGCATGATGTTTACTAACATAAATTTTGTCATTTACTTGATAGTATCCGTAATACCCATAGTTGTCATCTATTGACATATTTGACTGTTATTTTTCTTGTATGTATGTTTGAAGAGACAGTTCTGGTTTTGCAACTACTTGAATGTCTACTCCTAGATCTATTCGTTGAAATAAATCAATTGCTTCTCTAGTGTTTGCCCATTGGTAAAAACTAGATTTTAATTTTTGTATCGATTCTACAGAAGCTCCTGGGTTGGCCCAAATATACATATGGCTGAACCCTACTGTGTCTTTTTTGTAGACTATTCCTTGCTCTTTTGCAGTAGGCACTATTGGGATCAAAGTAGATCTTTTGGTAGATAATGTAGCTAATACAATTACTTTATTTTCTTGAATCAGCGGTGCTGCACCAATGGCACTTGCTATGCCGATATCAACATGACCTCCTATAACATCGGTTATCACTGCCGCGCCTGACTTGTATGGAACTTCGATCAAATTTAAATTTTTATAATTTTTAGCAAACTCTCGAACCCAATAAAGTTGTGCGGCGCCATTGGGAATTCCAACAGTGTAACTCCTGGACGTTTTGGTCAGTTGTGACAATGAACTTATTCCCAAAGATGGTTTTGCAATAAGAACAGTTGGTGCAATGCCAAGATCTAACACCGGAACAATATCCTTGGTTTGATCTATTGCAAAGTCTTGCTGGACAGCCCCGAGCATAAGTGACATCGATGAGTTTTTATTTGATGCTAATGCTCTTGCACCGACAATACCTTGGCCACCTGGCTTAAATTCAATGATAACCGGCGCATCTAAAATTTTAGTCAATACTGGTTCTAATTCTAGAGCGTATTTGTGATTCAGTCCGCCGGGGCCGGTTTGTATGATCAAGGGCACTGTGTCTGCATAACTTGAAAATACAGATAGAGATAAAACAAAAGTCGCAATAGTGCGAAATAAATTTAATGTCATAATATGGAAAATAATAGATAATGACAAATATTTATATCTATATAATTGAATGTGGTAAAATTACCGGTTACGAATCCGGTGCAAGCATATGGCTCTTGCCGCTCGGCACATCGTGCCTTCCTTTCTCCCGTCCCTGATTTGCTATGATATTCAGTGAGCAAGGTTGGTCGCACCACCTTAATTGTGTAGTTAACACATTCCTTTTCCGCCTGCGGCATCTAAGTCTGTGTTAAGGCGTTCAATTTCGTCAGCAGCTTCTTCTAGTAAGTCTGCAATACGATCAGGTTTACCCTCTTGTACTGACAGTCTTCCCGGAATCTGTCGTCTAATCTCTGCCCGCTTACGCAAACGAAAGACTAGACTTTGTTCGGAGACAGGCAAATGACTTTCATCAATCATACTGCCTCCATGTAGTTACGAACCCAAGCCAAACGGCCTTGTTCATCTAACGCTGTGTATTCCACAATGTTAGCACGGATAGCATCCACTAGTGGATAGTATTCTTCGTCTAACTGATGCTTGATGTCCTTCTTCAAGTCCACTAACTTGTCTGTGCGTGGATTGCGAGCAACCCACTTTGAAGTCAAGTAGTATGGCGACTTGATTTTGGCACTCACACCATCTTCGGTATAAAATACAAAACCTTCGTGCTTGCATTCCTTTGCTAAGTTCTTTAATGCAGCCATGGAAGTTGTTACGCTTTCTGGCTTGTGGCAGTTGAACAACAATGCTAAGTCTTGCAACACGCATGGATCGTGTCCTACCTTGGATCCAAACTCGTTTTCACGATAACCTAGCACATACATGCCTGGCTTTTCTGGAACGATGTGTGGATCATTGGGATGAACACACTCAAACATCACAGTCATACCTTCCAGTTCATCGTCACAAAATGCTATAAGCCAATCAGCCATGGACTGATGTGTTAGCATCATTTCCCGAGCCATTTCAACATACGGGCTGTCTGTAGATCCTGTAGTGGATATAAGGAGATCATGGTTATGCCATGTCATAGCAACCATAAAGCCATTGACCTTACGATATGCTAGGACTTCAGTGTCGTCAGCAAGCACTGGTGCTTCCTTTTCGATACCATAGTTGTAGATCTTTGTAAATGGATACGACACTAGGTTGAAATCCTTGTCTACAATAGAGCCACGACATTCAGCAATGTATTCGTTCCACAAACCATCGTAGAACACCTTCTTCTTATACTTCAACACGTAGATACCGTCGCCGGCTTCCTTCATGTTAACTAAGTTAGAAGTTTGCACATACTCTTTCAACTCGTCCTTAAACATTTTCTTTCCTTAGCAATTCTTCTGCACGTTTTTCTTCGGAATCGATTCTCTCAAGAGCTTTCTTAAGAGTAGTTCCGCAAGTGCCTACATACTGCACCCCGTCCTTCCAGTGAGCGTATTGCTCAATGCCTTCGCGGATGCCGTTGTAGTATGCTTTGTTTAACTGTTTCTTGTCCTTAAACATACCAAATTTCCTTGAAGCCTTCTTCTTTAGTTGGCATTTCAAAACTATCAATCATGCTACGCATAACATTGTCCGGGATATTCTTACCTGGACGACTTGCCAACCGTTGGGCCAATACTTCTGCCTCGGGGGTCTTAAACACAACAGCAATATGCTCGTAGCCTGGCAAAGTGTCGAACTTCTTCTTTCGAGACTTTATACTAACAGAAGTTTGATCCCAAATCACATCCAAGTTATTTGCTTGACAGACCAACGCTTGGTTAGCCATCAAACGAACAGCAATGGGCATGTAATCCTTGAACACTTCGTTGTAAGTCTTGCCTTGTTCCTTTGCATACGCTTCGACAAAATTGTCGGTGCTAATAACAGGCAAGTCCCGAGCCCACTCTTGTGACTCGATCCAAGTGGACTTGCCCGCACAAGGCACGCCAATCAATTGATAACACTTAGGCATATCTTCTCCTTAGTGGTGAGCTCGAATCTCACCCTTCAATGCGTCTGCAATCATTTCATCCATGTTGCTAACCACACGACCTGTGGCGTCAAACGCTACGTCACGAGCACGATACTTTTCCATGCCAGTCTTTGCGCCGTGAACATGACCATAAAAGTGAACCGCACCACGGTGCATTTGGTCCCACTCCCAAATAGGGTAGTGCAACATAATCACAATTTGACCATCATGATTATAACGCAAATACTGATGCACTTCCTTAAATTCCCCACGGAATGCCGGGTCGTTCAACAACTTACGATCGTGATTGCCTTCAATCAAAATCTTAGTGCCATTCAAACGGCGCAAAATTGCAACAGCATCCTTGGCTGGCAAGAAAGCAAAGTCGCCCAAGATAAATGTTTCGTCTTGGGGTGCAACACTTGCATTCCACTCTGCAATCATCTTTTCACGCATGTCCTCTACATCCTTGAACCCTGCCCGTGTCACAGGACAGAACTTCATGATATTAGCGTGCCCGAAATGCAAATCTGATGTAATCCACTTTTTCATTCTTCAACTCCGAAATGTTTTTTAGCAACACGGGCACCTTCATCAACATCAGCATAATGTAGCATAACATTGATTACTTCTTTGGCGATCAACTCGGCGAACTTTTCAATATTATAGGTTGATGCCGACGAATAAAATCCTTCCGCCGGAATTGTTGCACCAGTTGATTCTTCCCAAAGTTCTTTAATTCGTTCGTTCATTATTATTCTCCAATGTATTCGCGAACCCATTCAAACTTAGCTTCACTAGCTTTGATCCATTTGAATTGTTCGCGACGTCTGTTAATCTTGTCAAAGTCAAAACAGATAAAAATCCAGCCTTTGTCCTCAGAGAACATGACAGTATCTTGGACTCGGACAATCTGCACGATTTTGTCTTTCATCTTTGCTACTATCATCATGCTGGCTCCTTTCTTGCTATGTGTATATTATAGCAAAATGGGTAATTTTGGTCAACCAAAATATGTAGTACTTTTGTATTACATTTAGACGTCGCCCTCGCGAGACTTAGGAATTACAAAGCCCCAATCTGTTGTTTCACCATTGATGGTATGCGGCTCGTTTTCGTCGTAAGTCCAACCCAAAACCTTCATCATGCGATGCTTGACCAACAAGTTGGGACTACGGAAAGACTCTGTGTCTTTAAATCCCAACATCACACCAATTTCACAAACTGCACCTGAACGGCACACACCTGCATGGCAATGAACAACGACGTTCATGCGTTGCTCTTGTGCATGTTGTAACAGTCGAACCAGCTCTTGAGCCTGAGCATCTGTAATCTTTGCCTCATCTGGAAAGTTGTCATCCCGCTCGGCATCCAAGAATTCAAACCGATGTGTTTCGCGGAATGCATACTTGGGTATAGGAAACTCGTATGCAGGATCCACAATCTGAATCAGCATGGAGTTAAAGCCTGGGTCAATGTGAAACCCTTGCTTGATATCGCTCATGCTTACATTTTGAATCCACATAAAAAATCTCCTTTAATGCGTTATTATAGCACACAAGGAGATTTTGGTCAAGTAGTAATAAAGTATTACTCTTCGGTGTCTACCCCATTTGAGTGCCTGTCACGTTTGCTTTCCAAGTCTTGGAACAAACGTTTTTCTTGTGCTGTTAGCTTGTCCTTGTGTGTCTTGCGAGGATTGCCGCACAAGAAACAATTTGGATTACCGCAATCCATGGCATGATGTTTTGCTAATCTATGCGGCTGTCGAATATTTGCTTGGTTGTAAGTGCCATGTGATTTGGCAATTTTAACTTGCCGGGCAATAGCTACGTCAGTTTTGTGACGTCGACGTGAGTTGATGTATTTTGCTAAATCGTTGCTCATAGTGTATTATATTATCTTTGCATCAGTGTGTCAACAAAATTTCGTAGTAATTGGTGATGTGTTCCGCCGTGATATCGCTCTTTCATCCAGCTATGATTCTCGTACCAAAAAGGTTCGCTTTCGGGATGGCATCCAATTAACCCTACCCTGTTTTGTATTATGGCCATAGCATCGCCGTTTGCGTAAGTTGCTATGGTTTCAAATTCTGCAGGGTCGCCGATGATAGCACACCCGTCGTAAAAATACATTTTTTCTCGATTGCCTAACCAAGAGACATCTATAGCCTTGGGATGAGGACGTCGAGTATCTGTGTTAGGTTGTGTAATGTATTGAACTGCATCTGCATTTTGAAGCATATTAAAATACTCACTGCCTGCCCAGTATGCACCCATGCAAATACCTAAATATCTTCCACCGTTGCGAACATACTCAGTAATAAATTTAGCTTTCTTACGATCACGGAAGAACCTATGATAGCTTTCTGAATCACCTACCCCGCCGGGGAACACAACCATGTCTACCCCATCTAATGTGTTGCCTTCGCATTGTCCTTCATTAAACAACATGAACTGATAGTAAGGCGACAAAGCCCCGATTACTCCATTACAACATTGTAGACTACAATGCGGATGTCGAGTAAACAGGGCTAGCTTGGGACGTTGGTGCATTAACTATTTAACACTCGTGCAACACTGGTGATTGCCGCGGCAATCCTACCAATGTCACGCAACTGTTCAACAGTATAACCTTCTTGCTTAAGGGTTTCATAATGAGCTTTTACACAGAAATGGCACTTGCCAACAATGCTCGCCGCCAAGCTATATGCTTCGAAACGAGCTTTGGTAGTTCCACCGTGTTGGGCAATAGCGTTCATGCGTAATTGTGCCGGTAAACCTTTTAAGTTTTCGTCATCGGCCATTTCAACATAGGGATACCAGGTGTTGTTTTGTGCCATGATCGAGCCAGCTGTTAATGCAGCATCGCGCTCTTTTGCATCAGCTAAGCCACTTTGGATAAAAGTGACTAGCTTACCATTGCCTGTTGCAAAGGCCGCAGCCAATGCGATTGCTTCTGCTTCCTCAGGAGCCAAGCTACTGCGTTTGATCACAGCATCCAAGTTTAACTTGGTGTCCTTGGCATACTCAGGAAGTCCTTCTTTTAATTGATCTACCCATTGTGTCATTTTAATATTTCCCTGATGCTAATACGATTTGGCAAATGTGTTCCAATCGTTCAATGTGTTCAAAAGCCCGCCATGGGCTGGTGTCTATAGCAACTACGCCGTGGCCTTTGATGCCTACAATATCATAACCAATGTTGCCGCGAATATCTAGCTGCAAGTTCTCATGGCACCGATCTGCTAGTTCTTGACTGATTGGAGGAACATCTCCCACGTTAGGTGCTACCTTGGTATAGCGACTGAGTTCAGGAAAGTCATTAGCAAGACTGCTTAATTCGATTCCACGATGCATAGCAGCCACACAATATGTAGGATGTAAGTGAACTACTACTCTAACATCATTACTGTGCTGACCCATGTTCTTCTGTAAACCAAAATGAAGTGGAATCTCGCCACTGGGTTTTAGGTTAGCACTGATGTCAGTGTAGTATTCTTCTGACCACATTAGACTACTTACAATTCTAATCTTTTTGAACTGATCCGGTTGCATGGTTTGCTTACGAACGCCACTGGGTGTGATGTAAAAGTGATCCCTGTCGTGATGACGAATACTCACATTGCCATCACGACTGGTAATCCAGTTGCGCCTATATGCTTCAACCAGTGTGTCGCATATAGTTTCTAACATTACAGAGTCTCGCCACCAACAGTGCGGTTGCAAGCACAGAGTTCGCCAGTTTGCAATGCGTCTAACACACGCAGGGTTTCTTCCGGGCTACGACCAACGTTTAAGTTGTTGACTGTAACGTGCTGGATTTCGTTGTTAGGGTCAACAATGAATGTTGCACGAAGTGCAGCACCTGCTGGAGCATAGAATACACCTAACTGCTCAATCAAGCTCAACTCGCCACGCTGTGTGTCGGCGAACTGGTGATGTGTGATCTTCTTTAAGTCGGCGTGAGCATTTTGCCAAGCAACTTTACAGAACTCATTATCTGTAGAACCTGTGAGCAATACAGCGTCACGATCAGCAAAGTCTTGTGCTAACTTGTCGTATGCTACAATTTCAGTTGGGCATACAAAGGTAAAGTCCTTTGGGTAGTATACGATGACTTTCCATTTGCCTTCGAAGCTCTGGTCTGTGATTGTATAAAAAGCGTCTTCGGGTTGTCCGGGCTTAACGCCTGTTACTGCAAAATTTGTGATTTTATCGCCAACAGTTTTCATTGATAATTCTCCTATAAGTTAAATGAAAAATTGATTTTATGTCATCGCTGACATGTGTTATTATAATAGTAATTAGCAATGAAGTCTACGAAAAAATAGATTTTTCCTATTGTATTTTACAATGTCGCTAATAGAGTTTTCTTATAGTCTCGGGTGTAAATTTGGGGATATGGAGCCTCGGGTTCATACGCTGGCTTGGCATGATGAGGCTCGGCAGAGAATGGTTGATTGCTTACACTGGGAAAGCTAGCAGTGAATTCGGTGATACGGGTGTAAGTAGCAGGGTTATATGGCAACCCACCTGTGGTTGCATATAGTAGTTTTAGATTGTAGTTGTCATGTGACGCAACGTTGTTCATAGATTCCAATACTCGTAGTTGACAGTATCGGGATTTTCTCGCATGATTCTGGCACCATTCTTTAAATGAAAACGTCGAGCCATTTCTGTCTTTGGACTCAGAGTAACAAAGTTTTTAATATTGGGAAATTGTTTGCGAATTCCTGCAACTGTTTCACGCAACAGTTCTGCGCCAGCACCTGGTGCATAACTCCAGATAGTGTAAAAAATTGCTGTATCCGGTTTAGTAGAATCTTGTTTGAGATCGTTGACATCTGCAGGGACAAAATCATGTAGACTTACACACACTATTGCTCGAGGCTGTTGATCAACCAATGCCGAAACAAATCGCTTTCCACTTACACGAAAATCCGCAGGAATATCTGGACGCACAGGATCGTCTTTGAGATAAGTCAACAATGGATCAGTGGATTGTGTAATAAAGTGCAACATATTATGCGTATATATCTCTTTTGAGAAAAATGGTAAAAAAAAATGCAAGCAACTCGGTTTCGCTAAGGCGTGTGGCTGAAAACTTTCGACACGGGGTTAGCACTCCGGCATTCCGTAATAGAAAATCCTTGACACCGAAAACAGTGATAGACCTCTCATCTATCCAGCTGGTCCATGTTAGATTAAGTGGAGTTCCAGTCCTAGAGCTAACTGGGGCATTACCCTTACACGTTTATTTGCTTGCAAAACTGGCTGACCCGGAAGGAATCGAACCTCCAAGTGCCAGGGTTGGAATCCAGCACATCTCCAGAAGAGTCAATAAATTTGGTACCCGGGATGAGATTCGAACTCACACGCTTTTGGCACAGCGACCTCAACGCTGCGTGGCTACCATTACACCACCCGGGTAATATTTGTTTTACCAAAATTTCTTTTACGACCGAAATAAAAATTTTCTAAAAACATTTTGGCACTCATTGTTTTGTCTTCGGCAGTGTCAAACTCATAGCACACTGCTTGATTTATTTCTGAACCGTGAACCAAGTATCCCCAAAAATCCCAATCAAATTGTTGACGCCGGGGAAACTTTGATAATGTAGCATGATCAATCACAGTAAATCTTTGAAATACGGTCAATTGATCTGCGCAGTTGATATCAAACTCTGCACAAATGAATTGATATATCAAATCGTATGTTTGATTGATTTTGTGTTCAGCATGTAGTACCAAAGTCATTCTGTTGTGTAGATTCCACCCAGGCACACTTATTCCGCCCACTTGAACATTGACTCTGCCATTATTAATCCACTCTTCGTATAGTTTTCGAGTAGTTGCAAACTGCTGTTGCCACCATGGATCACGTTGCAATCGATACCATAATTTGTCGTAAAATTCTTTATAGTCTACACCTTGTGAGGCCATGTATCTTGCAATGTAAGTTGTCAAACCATTAATATGAAATGTTTGTATGAAACTGTTCCATATCATCAAGTCCAGCATTTTGTTGCGCGGTATATCTCTAGTGCCGACAACTACTTCCATGCTTTCTTCGACTTCGCCATTGCTATAACTGCCACTCATATAATCATAGATTGGAACAGCGTCTAGCTTGTAGAATTTGCGTTGGCTGATATTCATTTCAGCATTTTCTAACAACTGTGCATGTAGTATGCTGATGCCTGTGTGATTGCCTGCTCTAAATAATCGCCAAAAATTTTCCTTCCAGCTGGCTTCTGTATCACCGGGCAAGCCTAAAATAAGTTCGGTATGCACGGGAATGTTATAACGATCACACAATGAAAATATTTCTTCAATCTTGTGTTGGTCCAAGTTGCGGCGCTTGATAATATCCAGCACACCTTCGTTCATGCTTTGCACACTAACAGTAAGTCCTTGACTAGCTGTGGGACTTTCGTCGACAAGTCTACGCACAATATCAACAACTTCGTTCTTTTGATTCTTGGCCCAGGTCATTGAGAAACTAGTAAGATTGTTCCAACGTAACTGGACTTCGATCAACTTTGAAACAATTGAGTTGTCGCGTTCAACAAACATTCCGAAGTTTGCGTCTGTAATAGTAACGAAACCGCAATGCTCGCCAATCCATTCTAACTCACGGAATACACGATCTAAGTTGAATAGCTTTACTTTATTGTAAGTAAGGCTACCCCAATCGCAAAACGTGCATTGGTATGGGCAACCGCGATTTGTTTCAAGTGTGGCGTTCCAGGTTATGTCTGGGTAGGCACTCAATAGGTCGTCAAACAGTCCGGTTAGATACGGACTTGGAAGTTGGTCTAAGGTATTAATTCGATCACTATTGCCTGTGTCTACTGCCCGTCCATCCACGTTAACTACTAAGCCTGAGATAGATAATAAGTTATTCCCATATTCTTTTAGTAGTTGTGAAAACACAAGCTCGCCCTCCATCTTAACTGCTGCATCCATCCAGGGGTTTTTTATAAACAAGTCTGGATCTGTAATTGCAATCTCGGGACCCCCGGTTACAATCAAGCAGTTAGGATTAAGCTCTTTTACTCGTTTAGCTAGAGCATAGTTGTATTGATGATTCCACACATACGTGCTGAACCCAACTGCATCACTGTGCTTTAGACGTTGTGCTGTTTCTTCAATTGGATCTCTACGCCATATAAGTTCGCCGAGTTTCCAGTCTGGATTTTGCTCTAATGCGTAGGCTAACACCACACCTGCGGTGTAGGGTAGATAGTAAGCGTTGAGTTCTCGAGGTCCTTGTTGAAAGTTTACTTGGACAAAGCTGATAATTTTCTGCACAGCTTATATATGGCTTGGTGCGTGATGACAGATTCGAACTGCCGACATCCAACGAGTCAAATTGGCACTCTACCAACTGAGTTAATCACGCAAATTTTGGTGCCCCAGGTCGGACTCGAACCGACACGGATCTCTCCACTGGCTTCTAAGACCAGCGTGGCTACCATTACACCACCGGGGCAAGTGCTAACAATTTATCCTATTATACGCCGTTAGCAAAGGCGAGGCCTGGTTGCGGAAAGCAGGAGTCGAACCTGATGTCTGAAGCTTATGAGACTTCCGTGGAAACCGTTTCACTCTTCCGCACAACTATTTACACTAATTGTTCTGCTTGTAGCAGTGCAACAGTGTCTACATCCAACTCAACTTCAGTGCGAACATTGAGTTCTAGCACCTTGTCGTTGATGCTTTGCTTTTCCTTCTTCAGGCTACGCATGTCTGCTTTGTAGCCTTCGATTTGATCCGGTGTAAACACACCAGTATCAACTGTGTCGTTATAACCATACATACGGTTCTTGGCATCTGTGTTGCGAAGTTTTTCAACTTTGCCGTTTAAAACAGATGCCGGTTCAACTGCTTTGCTTTCAGTTAAGCCTTTCAAGTGGCCCAGGCGCTTATCAACATAAGCGGCATCAGCAAGCAAATCGCTTACGCCAGATTCAACATTAGCACGACCAACACGGGCACGAATGCCATACAATGCCTTTGTCAAACGAGCACGTTTAAGATCGTTTTCAAATGCAACACCACGAGCTAGAGCCAACTCACCTTCGATGTTTTGGAACTCGTTTAGAGAAATCGAGGTCTTAACATCAAGAGTCTTGATGTGGTCTTGGATAGCGTTTTGTAAAGCATTTGCTTTGCGAAGTGTAATCTTCATATTCGAGTTCCTTTCTATTTGAATATAAAACAGTGAGTGTATGGCAAGTAAGCCGCTGAACAATTTGCAATTAACATTGGCATAACCATTACAGTATAGCGCCAAAGCAACATTCAACAAGCAGAGGATACCAATTTTTCTGAGCATCAACAAACACGGCTTTCGCCAATTCATCTCAGGACACTGGATCACGTTAATTATGCAGTATTCCAATTTCAAGTCGGATACTACTTGTGCAACTCCTCATCTCCATACATCACAGTCTAGTTTTGTGAAAACTAGCAAAACTAATTGGAGTCCCGGGTAGGATTCAAACCTACGAATCGATGGATTTGCAATCCACGCCATTGAGTCGCTCTGGTACCGAGACAAAATCTTTCTATTATGAAACACACTAATCTACCCTATGTAGCTATGTTGATCAGTCAAAACATCAAGCTCAACTAATGTGTTTTATAATAGTGCCTAAGGTTGAGATTACACCTTAAGCCAATAGCACCTCGGACATTATATAGCACCTTGCGAGCACTACTTCTTCCGACATCCACAGCGACCCTTGCGGTATCACTGTCTGCTATCAGCATCGCCGTTTTTAAAGTCAGGCAGTAGACTTGTCGTCACACGCTACTCTGTGTCTTATTTCCCGTTGACCTTTTAGAGCCATTCACATCCGCTAAGATGCTACGAAACTTCTAACACAAACTGATTTCACCTTGCGAGCTACGTCAGACTTGATTCACTTGCGTGTCAAGCATTAGATGCTTTTCACGTATGACCGAGGCAGTCTTTGCATTTTTGTATAAGGTTGGATTTGAACCAACAGCCTATTCCTTAAAAGGGAACTGCACTACCATTGTGCTACTTAACCTACTACGATGAGCTGCCTCAGTTGCTACACAATCTTTTGGATTGCATAATACAACTCACCATGTACCTTTTGTCTTGCGGACTACTCAGTCGTCTTTTGCGATCAGTGTCGGGTCTCGGCTTTCGCGTACCTCCACTTGCCACTAAAACTGCATACAAGCCCTTGGGTGCAACCCCTCGGACAAATACACTACCCTTTCTCATACCAATTAACTGGACTGGTTTTGCATAGAAGTCAGCACCACCTGTTACTTTTCTTCTACTCAAGTTCCCCTTGCGGGCTTGTAAGCAAAAGCTCTTTCCTATACTTCCAGCGTCATTGTTACAACCACCGGTCTTATCAGTGATCGGATCCTCACGGACCTGAGCAGGCTTGTTTACATGAACCATTGCTGGCGGAGTTGCGTAGGCTTACCTCCTTTGGCTGTGTCACCACAGTTATTCTTCGCAACGCTGGGCGAACCATACGCTACAGGACAATAAACTGCCCTAAGTATCTATTGTAGTATAAACTGATTTAGTTGTCAACAACTTTTTTAATCAGTTTTACCGAAATTGTGGTGCCCAGGGTCGGACTCGAACCGACACGCTTGCGCATCAGATTTTGAGTCTGACGTGGCTACCAATTACACCACCTGGGCATGGCCTCGAGCTGTGCCTAAGCTACGGAACCTGTCGGCTGCATAACTTGCGGCAAACGCTTGCGGCTTAACCATTGGTTCAACATTGCAAACGCCACGGATATAACCGATAGCTTGGCTTACAACACAGCTTGAACCATAATGTTCGTCGGGGTTGACGTCTAAGTGAACTTCAACATCACGACCTTCTAACACATCTGCTAATTTCAAATACAAAGCAGAAACTTTGTAAACTTCGGTCATTAAACGTGTGCTAGGGCGATTGGCCTTTTGATCATAGTCACGTTCACGAGTCACTTCACCGAATAGTCTGCATCCATTGTTGCCATTGATGTGAACTACAATGGCGGCTGTATATACAGCATGCCATACGCCGTTGATCTTTGTGCGTTCAGAGTCGCAACCAATGTAAATTTTGGTTTCTGGACTTTGTGCCGCAATGAAGTCACGGATTTCTTCGATGTTAAATTTTGTCATTTTTTCCTCTCAAATAAATATTTTATGACCAAAATATTGTATACTAACGAACTTCGTGCCAAGCACGAGTTTGCATACGCAAATATTCCACACTGGGGAAATAATTATCCTTACATGTTCCGAGCGCAAGATGGCAAAGAAGTATCTCACACAGATATTATAAACAAGTTAAAACCTACGTCAATATTAGACTATGGTTGCGGCAACGGATTAATACTAAAAGATGTTACAGACATGCCAGCTTATGGATATGATCCTTTTGTTAGCAAATATTCAACATATCCTACTGTGCCTTGTGATTTAGTTTTAACTAACAATGCAATAAATCACGTTGAAAATCAATATTTTGATACTGTTCTTGACGACTTGCATTTTTTAACTAAAAAGGATCTTGTTGCTAAAATAGTAATATTACCAAATCATCAGCTAAGGACTAAAGATTGGTATATTGATCAATTTAATCGGCACTTTGAAATTTATAGTTCTTTTCTAACTGATCCAGTGCCTATCTTAGGAATGGAAAAAAAATGGCTTGACCTTTCTTTTCTGTCTTTATGGTGTAAACCTCGATGATTACTGTTGTGTATGGCGACCCCGGATGGATTTGAACCACCGACATTTGGTTTTGGAGACCAACGTTCTGCCAGACTGAACTACGGAGCCATTTTTTCTTTTGTTTTTACTTTTTCTAAACTATCTCGCCGCATTAAAAAAATTCTAGGTGAATTCTCTCGATGCACTGCAAGGTATTCTACCCCATCTACCCACTGGGATAGTCGTGTATCATCACAGATGACACGTTCGCGATTTAATTTATTTTCAAAAGTCACGGGTTTCATCTCTTCCTCCTTGCTAGTGGCCGGCTGTGCAGGAATCGAACCCACATCTCCAAGTTCGAAGCATGGAATTCTATCCATTGAACTAACAGCCGATTGTCTGGTACCTGGACACGGTTTCGAACCGCGGACCCTCTCCGTGTAAAGGAGACGCTCTACCCCTGAGCTATCCAGGCATGTGTTGTTTTATTAACTCAAATAATTGTTGGTGTGCATACGAGTTTGCATGCCCGCCCTGTCTTACAATCAATGATTGACTTTTTGCCCAATCATAGAACCCTGTAGGTCCCGGCATCGCAATCCAATTAGATGTGTTAATCTGTTTACTTATTGGGGAATTTCTGTAGTTGATACTTTCTAATAAAGACGAAGTAACACAACAATGAATGTGATTTACTCCAATATTATCCAAATACTTTTGGACTAAAAATATTTCTTTATGTGATAGATATTGAAAATACTGTAATGTAGGATCAATATGTTTATAAAAACAAGTTGCAAATTGATCAAAATCAGTTGGGGACACACTCGACCATCCACGTTTGCCATCAAACAAAAAGTCTTGGCGCTCTTCGTATGTCCACATTATAATCACAAGATCGTTTTGCAAAATATCAGCATTGAGTATATTTCTAGTAATGCTTTGATTGGCGTTAGACCCAACAGCGTGGCATTGGTATGGAATATCTAACCATTGTCCTAGTAATGCCGAATACGTTTGATTACTCGGTTGGTCTTTGAAACAATCGTCTAACTCGTGCCCAAATGTAAAACTATCACCGAACGCTAACAATCTTTTATACATAATTTTGGAGCGGGTAGAGGGGATCGAACCCTCAACTCAACCTTGGCAAGGTCGTGTGTTACCACTAGCACCATACCCGCAATATACTGGCCGAGAGTCAGGGAGTCGAACCCTGTGAGCGTATTACTACACTCTACGGATTAGCAATCCGCTGCCTTACCATCCGGCCCACTCTCGAAATTTGGCTCCCCAGGCAAGGATCGAACTTGCGACCAAGAGATTAACAGTCTCCTGCTCTACCGCTGAGCTACCGGGGAATACGTTATTATATAGTCGACAACACTTGCTGTCGGCAATTATTTGGTGGATGTAAGTAGATTCGAACTACCACCGGACTCCGTATGAAGGAGGCGCACTACCATTATGCTATACATCCATGTTGGGGTGGATAGTGAGGATCGAACTCACGCATATCGGAATCACAACCCGAGGCCTTAACCACTTGGCGATACCCACCATAAATATTTTTGTGAAAACTTATTACAGTCAAACCCCAGCTGGATTAGACTTTCAATTAAGTCTAAGTGATGATGGCGTATGCTGTATTGTGGTCTACGATATCTATGACTGCGAACTAACTATGCGTTACTTCACCGACATCAATCGAGCTCTACGCTTTATTAACAATCTCTAATTACATATAGAGGCACTCTCGACGGCAGGCCTAGAAGGGGGTTGAACCACTGAAACTTTCGCGTATGCATCCACTAGGTTTCTTCTTCTGCTTTGACTTATGCCAAGAATGCTTTTATATGCAAGCTCATTGTAGGCAGGGTTCGAACCTGCATGGGGGCCTTGCGGAACTCCCGCCTCCTATAACGGAGGAATGTCTTCCAGTTCCATCACTACGAGCTCCTGGAGTTAATTACTCTCCAGCATGGGTGTTACCTGCAGATAACACTTACCATATAGAAACACACTATACCTCTGCTGTGATTACGCCGATATCTAACGCATCTGCAGACAACATATGATTACTTGTCTAGAATTTTCATCTTTTCAGGCAATAATGTATTTCTATATGGCACCGGTTTTTCCCCTTACAGGTAAATTTCCGCCACCGGAAGGACAAGTTTCGAACCTTGTTACCATATAGAAACACACTCAAACGGGTCTGTTCTCCTATCCCCGCACAGCCGTTCCAGCCAGGGTAGGGTAGAGTGTGTTTTTATATGGTAGGGGTGTTCGGGAACGATCCGAATTTTACCGGTTAAAAGCCGGTTACTTCACCTTAAAGTTTCACCCCCATATGGTCCCTCTGGTGGGAGTCGAACCCACACGTCACGGATTAAGAGTCCGGCATGCTGCCTTAACATCTCAAAGGGATGGAATGTAAAAATTGTCTTTTACGTGCCATCCCGGACCATACAGGGTGCTGAGATGACACTACGGTTTCGCTGAACGTTTCATGTCAAAGTTTCCTTATAAAAAAATATAGTGTAACAAAGATAACCAACACAACAATGATTGCCATGATCGTCTCCTTGTAAATGGTGGTGCTGCCTCCCCGGATCGAACAGGGTTCCTCGGATTTTCAATCCGGTGCTATGACCACATCAGCTAAAGCAGCATTATCTCTCGGGCAGTGTTCGCTACTGCCCTCCACTTATAGACTAGTGCGAACAATTCTATGAGTAGTACCTTGGTGCTCTCAACAAGAATTGAACTTGTGTTTCACCCTTACCAAGGGTGTGTAATGCCATTATACTATGAGAGCTTCAATCCTCGTGCTGCTCTGCCATTACCTTTATTCTTACCCTTCCATGTTGGGGTAATACCGTGGCAGTTAGCACAAAGAAGTTTTAAATTATTATACGCATTGTTTCCTGCGTTTCCGTCGACATGATCAACCTCAAGTGGTATAGGTTGCCCTTGCCATTCTGTTAACTCACACGACATACACTTATGTCCAAATTGGTAAATTAACGTGCTCCGAATCGTTTGGCGCTCGGTTATCTCACCTTCGAGTAATCTTGAAAAAGTTTGAGCACGGCGATGTTGATGTTGGCAGTCGTTGCTACAAAATTTGTTTCTTTTTTGATGCGAAAAAGAACATTCTTTCCCGCATTGGATACAGTTATAAGTTTTCATGGTAGAGCATCTTTTGTTTTATTTATGCGCTACCAATAAATTTGGTCCGGCGTGCAGGAATCGAACCCACATTCTAGAGGTAGAAGCTCTATGTTCTATCCGTTGAACTAACGCCAGAAGTTGGTAGGAGCGGTGGGAATCGAACCCACATTAACTGCCTTATCTAGACAGTGCTTACGAGGGTATAAGTCTCGCCCTAAGGCCAGTATTAGCAACGCTCCCATTGAAAAACACACTCAGAGTTGATCAGACTCTGCAGGATTTGAACCTGCCCACTCTTACCGGTCGAGCTGCGCCCAGCGTTATGGCTTTTTATTGCCTTGAGTATGCTTATCAATGGAGTCGCATAGGGGTTACGATCCCCTCTGGCCACCTTGAAAGGGTAGTGACCTCACCAGAAGTCTAATGCGACATGTTGAATTTGTAAGTAGTTGAGCCACTTTTATCTCAACTTTTTTCCTGATTATACAAGTCCGGACAGGGGGCGGCATGACACTTGGGATACTAAGTCCAGATGATACTCCAACTGTATGCCCGCAGTTTCCCGCAGGCCGGGGATCGAACCCGCTACCTTCTACTATACAACACCTTCGAAGAATATTGCATAGCGTGACATTCTCTTGCTGACACTTACAAAACTTGGTGGACCGTGTGGGAATCGAACCCACCGATAACTGCTTGCAAAGCAGCCAAGAACCCCAGCTCAATCACAGCCCAAAATCTTTATGGTACCACCTGAGAGATTCAAACTCCCGACCCCCAAGTTCGTAGCCTGGTGCTCTGTTCAGCTGAGCTAAGGTGGTATAAAGGCCCTTTGTGAGTGGAATCGAACCACTACCTCCTGTGCACCGGGGCGAACTCCCGTTATTCTACACAAAGGACAAAATAGGTTTTTGAGAGACTGACTATCTTTCTCAAGGACTCATCAGCTTGTCTCGTATGGGAGAGTTTAACTACCTTGTGTTGCTACTGGTGTGTCAGGCACAAGAACAGGGCCCTAGCGCACAAGGGACTCAATCCCTACGTCTATCTCAAAATTTGGTGCAGCCAGTGGACTCGAACCACTGCGGGTGTCTAGAACTCAGAGGACAGGCCTCCTACCCCTTTCCATTACTGCATAACTTGGTGCCCCGGGGGTGAATCGAACACCCGACCTCGGATTACAAAACCGATGTTTTACCACTAGAACTAACGGGGCGAAAAAAGAAAGCCCAGGGACTCAGGTCACGTCAGGAGTGGGTATAGGCTTATTCTGGCGGAAGACGGAGGAGTCGAACCCCACCCGATTTCTCAGGACCTGGTTTTCAAGGCCAGTCGCAGGACCAACCCCGCTGCATCATCTTCCATTGTATGGCTCCGCATGTGAGGATCGAACTCACCTAACCACTGATTAACAGTCAGGTCCATGCACCTTGCTCGGATTTTGCGGAATAAAATTAGTTCCCGTTCTACGACTTTTACGCTACGATTGTAAGCCCAATCTCGCCGAATGCTCCGGACGGGAGTAGAGCATCGTTGTTGTCTTCTTTGCAATGAATACTGGCGGTCCCAGGGGGTAACGATCCCCCTCCTCAGCAGTGACAGTGCTGTGTGCGTCCATGAACACCTTGAGACCTAAATTTCTGAGTCGCATTTTTTACACGGCATATACGCCCGTCCGTGATGATACGGTTGTGCTCTTACCTGCAGGACGCGAACACAACTATCTTACATTTGGTGGATGCGGCTGGAGTTGAACCAGCAGTGCCAGAGGCGGCGGATTTACAGTCCACTGGGGTTACCAATTTTCCTACACATCCATAAACTAAATGGTGGAGACCGCCTACACACAGGCGGTCGATATCAGCGGTACGCTTTCGCGGTGCGCCAAGTCACTTACCCATATGCCGTCCACGTTATCCGCTTATCTGAGAACATTGACCGCCGTATTGCACAACGGTTGCACCAGTGATAAGTTTCTGTCTCCATAAACTTGGAAGAGCTACGGGGAGTCGAACCCCGCTTACCAGGATGAAAACCTGGTGTCCTAACCGATAGACGATAGCTCCATAAAAAGAGACACACTGTTTCCAGTCCCGAACGAATCTAGGGTCATTTCTGACATGTCGCAATAGATTGGTGCTCGAGGCCGGAATCGAACCGGCACGCCTTGCGGCGAGGGATTTTAAGTCCCTTGTGGCTACCGATTACACCACTCGAGCATTAGTTTTTTAACTATATGAAAACACATTAATTTGGGAATCTCAATGACTGCGACTCACCTAGGGCTTATAGATGCCTAGTATCTTGTCTTTGGGTGTGCGACTACCCTTTCGCTCGAAATCATTACTGCCGAACGGCACCACCGCTTTTCTGGTATCTGACATATAACTCGGGGAGAATGTAGCCGTTTCACGGGCCGACACCTTGTGTCCCTCTGTTATCCGATTGCCTGCTTCATGACCTTGCATAAGCCCAACCCGCCGGTTGGCGTAACCTATACAAAATCCTAGTGGATTCGGTAACCCTAATGTGTTTACATATAGTTGCTAGTCACAAGAACTAGACAACTACATGAAAGATAATTTTTTAAAGAACCTTGCTAAACTGTTTAGATAAACTGTTTAACTAACTAAGCATCTAGTATAGCATCTTCTGCTTTACCGGTCAACTTGTTTTGTAAAGTCCCGACAACTTGTAGGGGCTTTGCAAATTCAGTTGCTTTGTTGCCTAACTTGATTCTATTGTAGCAGTTAACCAATTTCTGGTCTACCGCAAAGTATTAACCCTACGCTGAGTAGGGTTTTGTAATACTTTTGTTTTAAAATGGTCCGAGTAGAGAGATTCGAACTCCCGACCCTCTGGTCCCAAACCAGATGCGCTAGCCAGACTGCGCTATACTCGGAAAAACTTATTTTATTTTAGGTTCTTTGCTTTTGTCAAGCTCATGCGGCTCGGCAAATCTTGCATCGTGATGCTCAAAGGTAAGCCCCCACGATTTAAACCAACCCAGTGGTTTCCAGTATCTGTGTATGATATTGTTTACTACAACAATACCAATCACAATTACAATGAAACCCATCATTGTTAAAACTGACCCGGCTAAAAATACTGCCGCTTGATCCATGTCCATAATTTATAATCCTTTGGAGCGGGTAGGGAGATTCGAACTCCTCTCGATCAGTTTGGAAGACTGACATGCTACCGTTAAACATCATACCCGCGTTCACATACTTATAATGGTTGCCATGGACAATTTCGAAATGTCGACCTAACGCTTATCAAGCGTTTGCTCTTCCTCTGAGCTACACGGCAAAAATTTGGCAGGGGATACAGGATTCGAACCTGTGAATGCCGGAATCAAAACCCGGTGCCTTAGACCAAACTTGGCGAATCCCCAACAAAAATTGTATTATAACACTCTCAACAATATTTGTCAAGAGTGTGTATTAAAAAGCACAGTCTGCGGTATCTCAACCCAGGTCAGCTCTATGCTCTTTAATACGCTAGGTTTTTTCACACACCACACAAGGTGCTTCTCATCCCCTAGGCCGCCCTCATTCTAGATTTTTAAAGTGTCTCTACGGCTCGCGTTGCCTAACCACTGTTACCTTATGCTACGGCTTGCGCCTTGGCATTGGCCTCGAACTGCTTTACAGCATGTTCTAACTTCTGAGTAATGAGCTTTTGTCTTTGCTCAGGAGTTAAAGTATGCGTCTTTAACCAGTCCTTCTTATCATTGGGTGCTAATTTTACTGTCACTGTCATTAATTGTCAATTCCTACTTTAGTATTACAAAAAACAAAACCCTAGGATTTTTTGTCCTAGGGTCCTTGGAAGTTTGCGTATGCTTTTGTATTACATACTGTCCTCCTGGACCCCGGTTCCCTCTGGTGTGCGATCATTACTAATCATCTCTACCGCAGACCAAGAGGTGGGTCTAAAGCCCAAGCCTTGCGCCTGTGATTTGAGTGATAAGCAATAATGCGATATGTGTTTCATAAAAGTGTTATTGTATAGAGTTATTTATACCTTGTCAACCACGAGTATTTATATTTTTCAAGATATTTTGCCGATTTGACTACTTTTTTCGTCTAACACAATTTGGATCGTTGCAGACTGTGATTCTTTTTGTATCACAGTGAGGACAATCTTTTACTATCATCCATGTTTTGAAAAACATAGGTTTTTCATTTTTACCTGGTTTGTCATTGCTGGAACAATGTGTGTTGATCATAGCAGCCTCCTTGGCTACTATATACAACGCCTTACGTTGAACTTGCGTTGACAACAAAGATAAAAAAGGCTCCGAAGAGCCTTGGTTGTTTGGTTTACAAGGTAAGTCCTACCCCGGGTGTTTGGGTTATTAAGCCAATACAGCAGCACGACGAGCGATTTTTACACCGCGACCGTTGATAGCCACTTCACCTTTTGTATTTGCGTTTGCATTTACTAAGTTTGCTTGATTTAGGGTCATCGCCTACCCTGCTGTCCACTTCAATACTCCTGACCCAATCGATCACCATGTCAGGCCCATTATAAAATACACTTCACAATACATAGACGGTCCATATATCTTTACGATACCATTCTTCGGGTGGAGTTAAGGCTCGTTGCCCCGATTAAGTATTCTTTCCAGTACTAGCCAAGAAATGTATTCTATAAAACACACTAGAACGACCACAACACCCAAAAAGACCTGGAAGTCAAAATGTTGTGCTAATGTGTTTTATGGTGGACCTGGAGGCTTCGAAGCCTCTTCTTGAATCCATTTTTATCTGTTTCTTTCCTTACGGTCTTTACAGCAATACAACAATTATATATGACTTCTTTTAAAAAGTCAACAAAAAGCCCACCGAAGTGGGCTAGTATACTTGTCCTAAACTAGGATTAGAAGCGGAAGCCTAAGCCAACACCAAATGCGTTTTCTTTGATAGTCTGACCTGAACGGCTGGCATTCAAGTTAACGCTAACATCTTTGGCAACTGGGATTGAGTAAGTAGCAAAACCCACTGTTTGCTTAGTGCGAGCACCATCTTCGGTAGAACCAACGCGAGTCTTGACACCGGTCAACAAGAAACCAGGACCAACCGGCAAGCCATAAGTTGCGCCAACCAAACCGTAGTTGTAGCCTGCACCACCACTGAAGCCATTGTCATGGCCAACACCCACAAATGGTGTGACGCCCTTAATGTTTAAGTTGTTCTTGGCAGCAGTGACTTCAACTGAACTCAACGAGCCCGAACCGTCTTTCATTTTGGCAGTGCGTCCTTGCAAGCCATATTGAATTCCGCCGATTTCTTTGCCAGCACGGATGTATTGTGCTGTGCTGTCACCTGAGCCTGCACGACCCAGAACGTTGTCTACATCCACAGAAACATAAGACACTGCAAAAGCAGAACTAGAAACGGCCAAAGCCAAGATTGCGAAGATTTTCTTCATTTGTTTTTCCTTTTAAAAGTTAGAATGACCTAAGTCAGTCACAATTATATATACTGGTTTGTCTCATGTCAAGAAAAATGGCCAAGAAAATAATTTAAATTCCTAAATCATAATGAGTGGACACATACCCAGAAAACCCGTTGGGCTTACCATTCCTATTAAAATTTAAATATTTAGAATCAACATTATCTGTAACATACTCTAACCCACGTTTCCAAGTTTCGAATATGTCAGTGTCTTTAAATGCGTTAAAGAACCATTCGTCGTATTCACAGTAAAATACAGAACTAGGTTTAGGCGCCTGGAATCTTTTTGGGTCCCAGGTGGGGTAAATGAGACTCTTGATAATCATCTCATACGCAGTCCTACTTGAGTAAGGCACAAAGCCTCTGGCAATCAAATGCAAAAGATAAGGATTGGATTTAAAAAAATTAGAAACAATATGTGCTTGTTTTACTATAATTTTTGGAAAGTCCGGAGTCCAGTAAAACAATTCTTGCGTGTTCATAACATCAACACTGTCATCATACACCATGCCGGATTGATTGGCAACACTGTCTAAAAAGAAACAGTAAAATTTGCCGTTTTCGTGTGCTACACGAGGTTTGTCAAGACCATGAATGTGTGCAACTTTTGAACCTTTGTCTAACACACGTTTATGCATGTCCATACCCATTGCATATCTTCCAATTTGGGCAGGATTAAGGTGCTCTCCATTGACTCTTGTGATCCAATCGATGTCATTATAAAGATCTATTACCTCTTCGGTGTAATCCCATACTGTAATTTTTATTTGCGGATGATGGGTTGATATCCATTGAATATCGGGCAACATTACTAGATCCCACTCGCTATACACATTTTCGGGGACGTAGTCTATTGAATTAGGAACATATATTTTTTCTGTTCCTTTTCGGGGCCAACGAATTAATATTTCATCTATATGAATATTGTTATTTAAAAAGGTATCTAAAATATTTTTACTATCGCTACCGCCACTGTAATTTAGAACTAGATAGTCGTAGGTTTGTCTTAGTTGTAATGCACGTTGACAATATAACTGAGACAATGTCTCAGGTGGTTCTATGGTCCAATTAACTTTGTTGAATGCTTCCTCGTTGAAGTTCCATTCAACATGTGATTTAGTTTTTGATGCATGCAATAGTGCTTGCGATTTATTACTATAGGCTACTTTACCAGCCGGGTCATGCACTACATAATATCCTATTTTTTTATTTTTAATAGTGTTATAATTAATTGCTGTCATTATTGCTTTCTACCGGAATCCACCCTAATTTGAAAAAGTCCTCACGAACTTCATCTGTTACATGCCCTTCGCCTACATACTTAACAATGTCCATGCCTTGTTCTAGAGCTGATGCTATCTGCTCTTCCGTTAAGTCGCCCTTGATACCCGAGCAATACCAATCAATGTAGTCTCCCGACTCGACCATGTCAGCTACAATACCCCCAGCATAGCGCCAAGAGCAAGAGTAAGTTTGACCTTTCAGCAGCGGCCATACATCGTTCTTTTGCCAGTCTTGATTGCACAAGGCAGCGTAGATGTTTTGTGCGTAGGCTTCGCGGGCCTTGGCTTTGTCGCAGATCCACTTGTTGCTACGAAGATCGTATTCAAGATTGTTTAGCTTCCACTCAGCTTCTTTTTCATTCTCAAGATCACGCTGGTCGGCTTGCTTGTATATGTTGATATAGTCCTCTCGAGGTTCTTTGCCATCGGCTTCACAGCGTTCGAGATAGCATTTGAGTTGAAAAGTATTGCGTTCGGGACTGCGATTCATATTATCTAACTGCCTTGGCTCTTGCCTGTATTACATCATCGGCATTGCCTTTGACAATGACATTTGTGTATGTGTCAACAAAGTTGCTGGCGTGATCCACTACACGATTATCGGGTTCGTGATATGTTCTAATGCGTTCTTGACCTGCTTGAAATCGATCTTTATCTTTGTGAAAATGTGCCAACACACGACTACGACAAGTCGAATAAGCTGCGGCCTTGTTGTCCTCGCGACTGCGACTGTTGGTTCCGTTGGCACTTATTCCAGTGGGCTCGTGGATACAGCGGCAACAATTTTGATGCTTGTTGCGATGCTGTCCTCCTTTGCCTGTGCCAGAGAACCATTCATAACGAAACTGATCTTCGGTAACTTTCATAGCAATGAATTCTTGTATATTTCGTCGTGGACTTCTGCATGGCAGTTAGCACATAATAGACTGCATTTTTCTACTTCTTTACGAAGAATATCTATTGATGCACCTCTGCGTCCGCTGATACCAAATTCTTTTTCGGTAGGATCGTTGTGGTGCCATTGTAATGCTGAAAAGCATTTATCGTAGCCGCAACGCTCGCACTTTCCGCCTCGTTCTACAATTAGTTTGTCTAGTTTGTCTCTTGCAACTTGATAAGTTCTTTTGTTCCAACACTTTTTACACTGATATCTATACCCCTTGGCATAAAAATGCTCAGATCCTTCGATGCCGCAATCTTTACAAACATATTCTTTCATAATATTCTCCTGGTTAGAGTATTTATCTCTAACCGTGGAAAATGGTAGGGCCACTAGGAATTGAACCTAGACTCAATGAATTATGAGTTCACTGCTTTACCATTAAGCTATAGCCCCGATATTTGTATTATACAATCAAAATTTTAAAAAGTCAATTGTAATTATTCAAAAACTTTTCAATGTCACCGTATAGGTTAACCAAAACAGCTTCCTTACTGCCAAAGAATACAATTTTAACAAACTTACCCCGGTCTCTACCTAAATAATATGGAGTTTGTAAACGTTGGTCCAGGGCAAGTATAGTGCCGTAAGTAAATTTGGCAGTAGAGGGAATTGTAAATTCGTAATATTCTAATTCCAAATCGTTGACAAGAGCATCGTAACCTTGTTTGGTCAGGCGCATGCCACCACCGTCTCTAAAGTTATACCACCATGTTATTCTTGCTTGATCCACTGTCCAACTGCCCGGTGGCAATCGTTCCACCAGTTGGCGGGTGAGTTCTATTTTGTCACGCACCTGGGTAAATTTGTTGACCTTGTGTCAACAGCACTACAGTGAACTTGTCTGTTTTGAATTGTGTGTTCAACTTCTTGGCCAAGTTAATGGCATGCCCGGGATTTGAAAAGCTGACCTTTTTGTATTTGGGCCCGGGATATTGAACCAACAAGTTTGATGTTTTGAGATTAATAGGCTTGTTTTCATAGAACACAGCCCACACACCTTCGCTGGCAAGAACTTGCTCGCTTTTGTAAGTTGTTTTATTGGTTAGTTCAACAAGAACAGTGGGCTTGGGTCTACTCATACAAATATTTATGACAGAAAACTGCGCAGTTTATTTAAAACTGCCGCCTTGCATTTCCACAGTTATAACTTCGTTAGTAGTGGATTGAACTGCACGTTCTCTAAGAGTTTGCATATCCAACAAAATGCGTGTTAATTCTGCTGACATAGCCTTGGCGTCACTAAGAGGGATCGAAAGATCCTTTAATCCTCGAGCTTCGGTGCCTTGCACACGATCAATGAATTTTTGTAAATGTATCATTGCTTTTTAGTAAGGAATGGTCCTAGCTCAGGTGGAGTCCAACCCAAGGGTTTTAACACTTTGCCATCTTCTCTTTTGCGCACTTTGCCAGTTTCTTTATCGATCTTAGCAAAGTTAGTTCGCATGACTTCTTTCCACGCACCTTCTGCATCTGCGCCCATTGAATGAATAGCACCAATGGTAACAACAAGAATATCAATTAGCGCATCGAGGTCATCTTTCATTGTGGTGGAATCATCCAGCTCCTGAACTTCTTCTTTAATAAGATCATAGTATAGTTTGTATTGTTCTATGTTCTCACCTAGTGTGGTCTGTCCACATGCTTGCATAAATTTTTCTTGATCACGAAATGGATTGGTCATTGGCTTCCTCTTTGGTATGAAATGGACCGTGGTATTTGTAACGCTGTAGTGTGATTAGTTTAGGATCTTGCACTGTGCGCCAGTGCTTGCCTCTTTGAACTTGATACCATCCTGCAGCAAACCACGATTTGCTTTTGTTATCTTTGGTGAACAACGGCAATCGATGTTTTACGTCCCATACAGGATTGTAAACTCGGCCATGGGCTTCGTAGCCATGAACATCGTTACCAGAAGATTTCTTTTTTGTTTTAACTGGCGGCTCAAACACAATATCGTGTAATTGAGTTACCATTCTAATGGTCTTATATTGTTGAACAGTATCGTTAAGGCGAACTTGAAATCCACCATCTTGACAAGCTTCAACGTTGCCGATTTTTTCATCGTTTTGTTGAAGAATCCAAAACTGTTTATCAACTACTGGTTTGGCTATTATCATCTAATACTCCTTTGTATGTTTCATTCATCCAACGACTAATTGGATCAGCAAATTCACTTAGTTTGTTAAGCTCGTATTTGCCACAGAACTTGAGAAAATGCATGCCAACTTGACCAACATCGCGATGACTTACTTGCTCACGAATGGCTGCATCTACAGTTGCTTTAATGTCATCGGGCTGACAAGTAAGATCGATCAATGTGCGATTGCGTTCGTAATCATCCAGCACCTTGTGTTCTTGTTCATTGTGGTCGGTCCAACGTTGCAACATGAGATTGTTCCAAGAATATCCTTTTTTGTCACGATCTTCAAACGCTTCAGTTAAGCCAACACGGTTCTTGCTGCCTTTGATAGGAGCACCTGGATAAGCAGAAAACACATTGTCGCCTGTATCACCACGGATACATTTTAAGAACAATGCCCACTTATGCCAATCTTCTTGTGCAACAAATTCAGGATCGTGTTTCTCGACCTTGAGCTTGCTATCGCTTTTAACTGTGAACTTCAATGAACGACCTTTGTCATCTTTTACCCCGTCTGGCGTAAACAGTTGATCGGTAATACCATTATAGAGACTGACGTTGGGTGCAACTAATTGCACAAAATCTGAATCTGAACTTACAATAACATGTTCGTCTTGGGGGTGTAAAGCAATCCAACGTGCAATGACATCATCTGCTTCTGCTGTGGCACAACGAATAACACTACAGTTGGTTTTTGTAGACAAGTATTTAGTCAGTTCGTCATACGTTTCCCAAAACAGGGTATCTTCTTCTGCTTCAGTTTCGTTCATTGCAGCACGGGCAACGGCACGATTGGCTTTGTAAGGTTTGTATGCATCTTTGCGCCAGCTACGACCTTCTAGTGCAAAAACCATGTGATCTGCGCCAAACTTGCGGGCCACTTTGTTTGCACTCATCATAGTAACTTGCAGGGAAAAACCTAGTTTAGTCCATGTGTCGCTTGCGCGATGTGCTGAATGCCGAGCACGGAAAAACATATTGCTTGTGTCAATTAACACATATTTCATTTGTGGCCTTAGATTAACTGGTTACGAACAATGTATTGTAACATATAATTTGCCCAAAAGCTATGGGCTTCTGGTCCAAAATGCCACGATTCGGGCGCAACAGTTTGGTAATTATTTTGTTTTAAGATTGCATCGTAAGTGCTGTTTGTGCCGTAAGGGTCAATGTAGCTTGTGCCCCAATCATGGCGATTTTGGATGCTTTCAAAATGACTGTTGCCATTGAAGAAGATATGTGGAATACCTTGGGCTTCAAGTTCTTGGTGGAATTCCCAAATCTTGTCATGCCACATTTGGGTGCAAGCACGCCAGTCTACGTCAATTACAAAGTTCTGGTATCGTAGTTTCATGCTATCGGGCACATCGTCTATGCCGCTTGCATTGACTTGAAAGTATGTTCCATCTTGGTCTTGCCACTCTTCGCGTTCCCATGTAGACCATTGTATGATTACAAAAGCGTCTTGGTTGCGAGGTTGTGCTAACCATTCCTTTGTTGTTCTTAAAATACGTTGATTTGAACTAGCACTTTCGGCGCCACAATGAAAACTGGTTTTCAGTGATTGACTTAGACATTTGCCCCAACTCACAGCCAAGTTGGCAGGATGTGGCGAACGCCCGAGATAAAACAAGTCGCCATCATCCATGGCGAACGCATGATGGTTTACCGCTTCAGCTGCGGCAGTATGGCTGTCGCCGTTAACGTATAGTATCATATTTTAGTTTGGAGGTATTCAGCGAATTTGATATGCCCATCTTCTAATAGATGACCGCTACCTGTGGTTTTGATATTGTTATCGTTTGCCCATTGAGGTATGTTGAAAGTTTGAAAATTGAGTATATTAGAATCTTGACAAATTTTTTGATACATCGATAGGTTATTTAAACTGTCATGATTTAAGTTTTTATAATCAGTATTTCTTGCGGCGGAAAACATAAAATAAGGTATGCTTAACCCTTTTAATAAGCTAGTCAACATATACAATTTAGTATAAAAATTTACAGTCTGCTTGTTTATATTTTGATCTATAATTAAATGTTGAATAGATTCGTTGATGTCTGTTGATTCTAGCCATCCTGCGGAAATAAATTGAGATGTAGGATAATCTTTTATTCGATTCTTATACTTGGCAATATTGTCGATCCAGATCTCTTCTCTAGTAATGAAACTAAACCCTATAACAATAAATGGGTTTGTATCTGGGCTCAATGTTGCAACGTATTCTAGAGTAGTTCTAAAAATTCTGTCATTGGATGATCCGGGCATTGCCTCGTTGACCACAGGAACTGATAATTTTTCTCCTAGTATTTCACTGTATACTTTGAACTTTGTAGATAGGGCAGAATAACTGTCGCCGTTTACATATAAAATTGTCATTATTGTTTTACTAGTTCAACGACTACCTTAAGTTGATCCAACATATCTGCCACTGCCGGAACATCTCTGTGTTTAAATGCTTGTTCCAACATTTCGGTAATCTTTGACGATTCTTCATCAATGTATCTAAACAAATAAGTTGATCCATCCGCCCTTAGATTTAAGAAAACACCAGTATCATTCATTAATGTTATTGATGCTCCTGTGTGCGGCGGCTGTGAAAATGAAATGCTATCCTTGCCCAAGTGATAATCTACACCGGGAATTTGAAGGATGCCATCAATGCTAACAAGTGTCATCAGCTGACTTCTTTGCGACCGTTGCCTAGGTCCGTGGTCTTTACATAGATACCACTATTGCGCATGGCTTCTTCTTGTTCCCAAGTTTCCATGACAACGTGTCTACAAACATTTTGAAACCAACGATCTACAATGTCGGCATCTGTGTCATCGGGCTTCATTTGATATCCGGCGCGAATTAGGTTGGAAACAAACTTATCATTCCAATCTAGCTCAAATGCACCCTGGTGCAAGTTGTTAGGGTCGATATCTATACGCAGAACTTGAACCCAGGGCTCGCCCCGCTCTGTGGCAATTTCCTTTTCTGTTTTTTTCTTTGGTTTAGGAAGATCCACTACTTTGGGCTCTTCCTTTTTCTTCTTAAATCTATCAAACAGTCCCATGTTACTTTCCCTTCTTAAACACTGGAATAGGATTCATCTTATGCATATTTCTAGCACGAATTTCGCGATACTTTTTAAGTTGTGCCTTTTCGGTTTTAGTTAAAGTCAATGGATCCCAAACACAATTGTCAGCTTGGTCCAGTGCCATAGCATGTTCTAATTCTGGGTAAGTCATACCCAATTGACTTTCGTCTGTGCGACCATCGTCCCACAGACCATCTGTTGGTGGAGCGTCGATAATTTCTTGTTCAATGCCTAGTTCACGTGCAATTGCCCACACTTCAGTTTTTAAGCAATCGCCGATTGGAGAGATATCTACACCACCGTCACCATATTTAGTAAAGAAACCTACACCAAAGTCTTCGACCTTGTTGCCTGTGCCCACAACAATACCGTTATGACATTGTGCAATTTGATACAGCGTCATCATGCGTAAACGACTACGGCTGTTAGCACTGGCTAGTCGATATGTTTCGTAAGAATCATCCGCAATATCACAGAAAGGATCCACTTTCTTTTCAAAAGCAGCAAACACTGGAGTTAAGTCCATGCTCATGTGATGCACATTGTCGGGGAAACGATTAAGCAACCAAGTTGCGTGTAGAGAACTGCGCTTGTCTAGTTTCTTGTCTTGACGAATAGGCATTTGAACAACAATAGTTTTCATTCCAGTTTTAGCACACAGAGCGCTGACAACAGAACTATCGATACCTCCCGAGATACCAACAACTAGTGTGCTGACTTTTGCTTTCTTAGCGTAGTCCTTGATCCATTTTGTAATTTGTGCGTGTAATTTCATTATTTTCCCCAACCATTGCCCCACAGGTCAACGTGTAAACGTGGACTGTAATTGTATCCTTTGCTTAGTGCCCAGTCTGCTACTCGAACACGATTCTGTGCATAAGGAGTGACAACACCACCTTGTGGCATTACAAATACTGGACCATTAAATCCAACAGCACGATATTGACCAACAGCCTTGTCTACTTCTTCAAAGTGTTGTTCTGTTTCTACAACAAACTTCAAATATGTAAAGCCATAGTCTTGATACATGCGAACAATCTCAGGACGAATTGCTTCTTCCCACTTCTCGCCTGATGCACTTAGTTTAGGACTTACTGAGAATGTAATTTCATTTCCAGCAATTTCACTCCAATCCAGCAAGTAGTCGATGAACTTTCCTTGTAGCGTTTGAGTGCCATTTGTTTCAAATGTAATATTACGCAGGTCTGCCATGCGTTCGTGACTTAAGAGTTCTGTGTATGCACGTTGCCAACCCAGCAATGGTTCGCCTCCGGTGATCACCAAATGCACGTCGTTGCCATTGTCCTGCACCCAACGATGATTGGGTGTTAGTGCTAGCATTTGATCGACTAACTCTGCGGTTTCGATAGTCGGGCTAAGATCCTTAAATGCAGGGTGCCATGATGCGTAGGAATCACATCCAGTATTAACCAGCGGGAGGCTAGTAAAATCCTTATAGAGATGGATATTCTTCGCAACTTCGTCCGCCTCTGTGCTCTTCTCGCCTGGCTTGCAGCCAAATCCAGAACATGTGAAATTGCATCCGAATGTGCGTAAGAACACTGAAGGAACGCCAACAAAACGGCCTTCACCTTGAGCAGAGTAAAAGAGTTCACTGATTTTTAATTTCATAGTTTGCTAATGATTGTTCCAATCCAAGTAGATTGAGGTTGTATTTAGACAGCGTATCACCATTGCCGGTATAATTCAATCCTTGCCCGTTGATTTCAATCAAGGATTTATCTAGTCCATGTTTGTCACAGTATACACTCAATATTTCGCTTAGTCTATACTTTTTGGCATAAACGCAGTTGATATCGCGATAATTTATGGCTCCATTGAGCACAGCATTGACAACAACGGCAAAATCCGTGGCACTGATCATGTCAAATTCCCTGTCCGTAATGCTGAACTTCTTGCCCTGGGACACAGTTGAATGAAATTTTTTGAGAAGTCTAGCCGGATCTTCTGACGAATCAAAACAACCAAACAGTCGCAGATTGTAGCACATGGGGTGGCCACGCAAATATCTGGCTATGAGATTTTTACTCATTCCATAACTTTGTGGCGGCATACGATTGAATATTTCATTTTCGCTAACACAGTCGATATCGCGGCCAACATCAAATTCGGCACCGGTGCCAATATTGATCAGTTTGTCAAATTCACGATTGTTGATCATGAGATTCATAACCGACTGTAAATTATTGTTAACTATGTTCCAATCTTCGGCCAATGGAGTGTTGCGCCCGGCAGCACCGCAATGAATTACTGCGTCGTATCTGTTGTTTTGAAAATGATTGTATGTTGCCAGTGTATCCGACAAGTCCAGTTGTTGTCGGGTCAGCGCAACAACTTCATGTGGAAGATGTTTACTAAGATACGAGCCAAGGAATCCCCCGGCTCCTGTGATCAATACTTTCAACGAATTCTCTCGTAGGTATAATATGGATTACCAGTAGCAAACTCTTCGTCGCTGACCAACGGTGATTGATCATTAATAGGACGACCTTTTTCTAGTTTAGGTTCAATTTGCACGCCAGGATGGATCTTGATTTCGATAATTCTACGACCGGGCTTTAGTGTCTCGGCACTGATTTGATCTAACGAAGTAATCAACACATAATCAAAATCAAATGCTTCAGCAATCTTTCTAAAGTCGGGACGACCGGGGCCATTCTCTGTAGCAGCATGACGGCCATCCATATAAGTGTCTTGGAACTGACAAATCATTCCCAATCGACGATTGTTGAACACAACAACTTTGATATCCAAATCATACTCTTTGACAGTTTGCAGCTCTTGCAAGTTCATTTGAATGCCACCATCGCCATTGGAGCAAATGTGCTGACGAGTAGGTGCAACCAATGCAGCACCAATTGATGCAGGCAATGCATAACCCATGGCATAGTGACCCGAGCTGGTCATTAACAGTTGATCTTGATTGCGATAGAATGACTGGTAAACCCAGCAGTGGTTAGCACCTGCATCTGTTGTGATAACAGCATCAGACTCAGCTACTTGCTGTAGCTTTTCTACCACTGCATACGGACTCATAACATCGTGTTGTTGGCTGTATGAACTAGTATCTTTGTTAAAATACTTTGCCTTGAGACTTTGGCAATACTTACCCCATTCTGGATCAAACTTGGGCTTCTCTACACCACGCAATGCTTTGTCAAGATTACGCAAGTCGAATTCGATGCCGCGATAGTTCGCTGGATCTAGTTTTTCTAACTCAGCTGGGTCAATATCAATACACAAGATTTTAGCATTAGGTGCAAAGTTAGCAGGGTTTCCTGACCGCTGGCGGTTGTCTAAGCGAGAACCTAGCACAAGAATGCGGTCTGCGTTTTGAATAGCATTGTTACCGCCGCGATTGCCATACACACCAAAGTGTCCGATGTAGGTAGGTGCTTCGTGACTAAAGTAATTTAATGCAGCCCAAGTAGCAACAAACGGAATCTTATTAGAGCCTAACCAACGCTCAAGTTCTGCTTGCTTACCTGCAAGGCCAACACCTGCGCCGAATATAATAAGTGGTCGCTTGGCACTGCCTAAGAAGTGTTGAATTGCGCTGCCAACTCCCTCGGGAAGAATACCAGTGTCAACGGCACTCCATTTTGAAGAATCAGGCAACAACATTGTGCTATCTTCCATTTCGGCGTTTTGCAAGTTCATGGGAATGTCAATCAGCACAGGACCCATGCGGCCCGAGTATGCTTCTTCCACACAACGTTTAAGTTCTTGGCGCATGTCATCGTGTGTTGTGACGTTCACAGCATATTTGCAAACAGGCTTGACCATAGAGACAATGTCCATTTGTTGAAAACCAGCTTGGCGAACAGCAGCACCACGATAGAGTTTTTGTTCTTCATAGTTTACTTGCCCTGTGATGTGCAAGCTAGGAATACTATCGTAATAGCCACAAGCAATACCGGTGATCAAGTTTGATGCACCAGGACCAGACGTTGCCATTGACACACCTAGTTGTCCATTTGTGCGCCACAGTGCATCTGCTGCCATTGCAGCGGCTTGCTCGTGCTGGAAGCAAACGACTTCCATGCCTTCTTCTAGGGCAATTTGATCAACCATAAATGTGATTGCACCACCTTGCACTTGGAAAACTTTGTTGGCACCAACGGCCTTTAAAAACTTTGCTACGTATTGACTACCCTTCATGGCTGTCTCCTTATCGATATAAACTTAAGAAACCGCGAACCACTGAACCAATATATTCAATTTGTTCGGGTGTAATGACTGGACTTGTTCCATGGAAGTAAGTGTGTGTCATTGCGTGTGTTGCGTTGGGGAAATTGTCCTTGGCTTTCTGCGGATCCATCAAATGGCTATAAGCAGGCTGCAACATAATATTGCCAGCAAAATAAGGACGAGTTTGAATGAGATTTTCTTCGAGGTAATCCACAATGTCATTCCTAGTAAAGGGAGCACCCGGGCGTATGGTGAGTGGGAAAGCAAACCAACTAGGGTCAGACTTTGCAGTCGCTCTTGGTAAGTAGAAGAATTCTTCATAGTCTTTGTAAATGTCAAATAGTAATTGATAGTTGCGTCGACGCAAGGCATGAATTTCAGGCAACTTTTTCAACTGCTCCAAGCCCATGGCACATTGAACTTCAATGGGCTTCATGTTGTAGCCAATTTCGTCATAGACGTATTTGTGATCAAATATTTCATTGGGCAAGGTTGGAATCCAGTTGTTGAATCTATTGCCACAAGTGCCGCATTTCAACTTATTGGCCTCTGGGCCTACGCAATAGCAACCACGGCCCCATTCACGGAATGAACGTAAGATAACATCTGTGTTTGCGTCATTGGTGGCAACATAGCCGCCTTCGCCCATGGTCATGTGGTGTGCTGGATAGAAACTGCACGATGCCATCAAGCCATAACTGCCCAAGGGTTTGCCGTCATATGTGCTGCCCAATGCATCGCAACAATCTTCTAACAAAATAAGATCATGCCGCTCGACTAATTCCATCAATCGATCCATTGCTGGGGGATTACCTAGCACATGAGCAAATGTAATTACACGAATAGAAGGATCAGATATCAATCTCATTTCAACTTGATCCAAGTCTAAATTAAGAGTATCTAGTTCAATGTCCACAAACACAGGTTCAAACCCCACTTGTAATGTTGGGTTTAGTGTGGTAGGAAAACCTGCAATAGGCATTAACACTTTTGTGCCTTTAGGCAAGTTGTAACCACGCTTGGATGTTAACGCTGACATCATCAGCAAGTTGCTAGATGACCCGGAGTTTGTCAGAATGCCTTTGCTTTTGCCAAAATATTGCGGAAACTCACGCTCAAACTTCAAGCCAGCGTCGCCCATGACAAGCCAACCTTTGAGCAAACTTTCCACCGCAGCAACAAATTCTTTTTCATCAAAATAAGATCCGGCATAGTTTACAAAGTCCTCGCCAGCTGTCCAAGTTTTGTTAGCTTGTTTTTGTTCGATGTGCTCTCGCACTAATTTGAGAATTTCTTCCATTAAATGATACCTAGTTGTTGAGAAATAAAACGCATGAGATCAATGACCTGTTGACTGCCACGACTGGCATGAAAATGTATAATGTGTGCTTGACGTATGTCCAAGCCATTCCACGCATTATGCTTATCTATTACTTGTTGTGTTAGCTCTCTAAGTTGCATTGCCTGGTATGCTAGATGGGGATGGAATCGATCGTTGTCTGGGATGTCTTGACTCCAAAACATTGTGTTGTGTCTATTCTGATCAAATCCCCAAAACTGATCTGGATGACCTTCGCGTTGAGACCACAATTCCTCGCCTAAGTCCCACGTCTCCTTGCTCATAGTATGAGGATAGTATTGAATATCGTCGTTGAAGTAATGCGCAAATTCTCTGTGTGACCTTGGGTCAGTGTAGTTGAACATGCGATATTCTTTGAATCTATCGCTGAACAAACTTGTAGGCTGTGTCATGATTGTGTCAGCCCCGGCCCAGAAGATATTGCACGGCTCGCTATGCCATAATTCCTTGATCGCGTTCCAGTTTGCAATGGTATACTCATCATTGTTTTTAACCGGATCAGTCCACAGAACGGCTTCAAATGGTTCCTCAACAAACTTGCGGAAACTTGCTAATCGCAGGTCATACATTTGTCTGTATTGTGCATACAGATCGTGATTTTTTTCAAGGTGCCAGCCATCCTCAATAGGACGAACAGCACACACTAGATAGTTTTTTACCATACAAAATTTTCAATGTAATATTTTACTATATCTGCCAGTGCCGTGTCAAAGTCTGCAAGCGGATACCATCCCAAAGCCTTGAGTTTTGAGTCATCAATTGCATAGCGAACATCTTGCCCGACTCGATTGCTATCAAAGATATAATCTTCCCAATTCGCCGCGGCATCGGAACCTTGATAAAGAGTCAGTATCTTCTTGATAACTTCTCGGTTAGGCATTTCTGCATTGCCCGAAATGTTGTATATTTCGTTGGTCACGCCCGAATTGATAATTGTTGCAACAGCAACAGCAGTATCAGTGGCATGAAGCCAAGTTCGCACAGGTTCGCCGCGATCATGCAAATCGATCTTTTTGCCTAGTGTGAGATACTTTATAGACTTGGGTATGAGTTTTTCAACATACTGCCCTGTGCCGTAGTTGTTAGTAGGACGCACAATGATATACTTCATACCATATGTTCTTGCCCAAGCAGTGATTAACATATCAGCAGCAGCCTTGCTGGCTGAATACGGATTGCTGGGCTTTAGCAAATCAGTTTCTGTGTGAGCACCCGAGTTGATGTCGCCATAGACTTCGTCTGTGCTAAAATGCAACAGCACAGGTTGTTTGTGTCGGGGTTGCTGTTTGATCAATTCCAGCAGGTGATGCACCCCGTTGACATTACTGTGTAAAAATACACCACTGCTCATGATAGAATTATCAACATGTGTTTCTGCTGCCATGTTGATAACATAATCACAATCATGTAAACGATCTAAATCATTGATGTCGGACTTAATGAACTTAAAAGTTTTATACTTGTTAAATTCATTTAAGAAGTTTTCATTGCTGGCATAAGTGCATTTGTCCACACCTATGACATACCAGCCTCGGGCAAGTAGCTCACGTGTTACATGAACACCCATGAACCCAAGACACCCTGTGATATAAACTATTTTTTTCAAACCTTCTTCGCCTTAACTAGTAAATGCCAGCCTAGATATTCACGCACAGCTTCGCGCATTGCGTCCGGCATAGCAGCAAACCAAGGTTCTAACTCATATTGCCCTTGTTTATAGGCTTCTACGTTATACATAAAACAATGATCTTGTCTCACTCGTTCCACATGCCAGCCAGGCCCCAGTAATTCGGGGATTTCTTCTTTGGAGAAACTCTTGGCATACGGACACCCTGCTTGTGCCTCGTATTGATCCAGCCCTTTGTAGATCATTGCCTGTTTCCAAGAGTTTTTGGCATATACCATGAAGCGGAATTCACCACCGGGTTTGAGCAAGGAATGAATGTTATTGATAATAGTATCAATTGCAGGAAAGTGATGAATAACACCGTAGCTGTAAACAAGATCAAACTTGCCCAAATTAGCGGTTGCGTTACTGTCACTGGCATCAATGTTATGGAACTCGCCCTCGAGACCATGCACTTCAAAACGCTTGCGGGCAATTTCCACGCTTTGGTCACTATAGTCAATACCCACATATTCGGCACCATGTTTGGCAAACTCTTCGCCATCACTGGCAATTCCGCAACCTACTTCTAACACACGTTTGCCTTGCCATAAATGGAATCCAGCAAACTCCGCAATATGAGGTTCTACTTTATATCGACGCTCGCTAATTTGTTGAAAGAATTCAGGTGTGCCAAAATCAGCAGTGCCATGCTTGATGTTGCATGGCTGTGCATTCCAATATCTTTTGATACGCTCTTCTAAGGTCTCGCTCATACTCCACCCATTTGATTTACTGGAAGTTGAAATTGTTTACATTGACCATTGACATCATTTTCTTGTAATTTTGCCCATGGATCTTGTTTTTTTAATTTAACATTTTCCCACCATTCGGTGCTGAGATTCTGTGATTGCATATAGCTGGCAAGTTTTTCAACATCTTCCATTCTACGGAGATGCCAACTGATGTGATGGAAGTCTTTGGGGCTGTTGGGATTGCCTTCATACATCACACGATTTTTGTAAGTGTCGTCATTGTTATTGCCAGTAAGATCGTGACGATCATGTGTAACCCATACAGGAATTCTTTCAAATATATCTAGTAGATATGCTTGTTGGCTTAGCCATGCATCTGAAATTTGATGTGGGCTGAGATATCCTAGTGCATCTAGCCATTCTCTAGGAACAATGGGAAAAATACTATATGGATGATCTCGATGTGTATGCACTGCCAAGCATTTGAATTCGCCGGTGTGATCAGCAATTTGCTTGTCCCATCCAGCAGTGTCCATCATGGCGTCATCGTTCCAGAACATTAACCAATCTGCATCGCTGGCTTGAGCAAGAGCATTAACATATTCATTTAAACGAGCATAGCCCATGCGAGGAAACACTTGGGCGTCATAATTGACTTTTTTCTCAATAAGCCAAGGCTCTAACTCATTTTGAAAGTGCTCAATTCCTTCTGTGTCATCATCGTCGAACCCAAGCAGTAGCTGGACTCGCTCTAATTTAACAGCTCGGTTGATCAAGCTCATCACGCTACGGCTCAGTGCGCCAGTGCGTCCTCTTGTTGGTAGTAAAACTGCAATGCTATATTTCATATCGTTATGTATCTATAAAATGATCATGCCCTGTAAAAACAGGGCATATTTTGAAGTGCTTATTTTTTAAGCAAACAAATCTTCATTCCATTCACGGTGACCTTCACGGAAAGCCATATTCGACTGGGTTTCGCGCACCTCCACGCGATAGCACCACAAACGTTCGGCTTCGCCCGGTCCCCACATGTCAGGAATGTAAACACCGTTGACATACTTGTATAGCATGTCTGCTAAACCTTCGCAACCTAATCTAGGCAGGACTGTGAGTTTGGCCAACTTCTTTTCTTGTAACAGTTTGTATGTTTCCAATTCTGGATCATCTTGTGCCACCAGCAAGGTGTGATCAAATTGATCTTCCAATGTCTTCTTCAGTTCTTTGAGTCCGCCGTAGTCAGCTGCCCAGTTTCGCACGTCTAGATTGTCTGTGCCGAAGTAGAACTTCATTGAAAAACTGTAGCCATGAATTAGATTGCAGTGGCTGTCCGCACGCCATTGACGATAAGCGCAGGGAAACGCATCGTGATACTCTTTGGTGCTAGTGTATTGATATTGTCGGGGTTGATTTGCCATATTGTCCTCCTATGTATTATAGCATAGGCAGCAGAGTTTGTATAGCGGGATGATGCCGGACAGGCCGCTTAAAGAAATACTTATGCTGGCAGTTGGTAACCGCCACTTTTGTAATCGGCTTGGCCATGAATAACACCACGAACACCACCAGTGGGATTGGCGCAATCTCCAGTCTTGCGAGGAATTAAGTGTATATGTGGATACATCACTGTTTGACCAGCAGCCGCGCCACAGTTGAATCCAATGTTGAATGCTTCCCACTCGCCGGATTCTACCATTCGTGTGCCATGATAGTATGCCGAGTTGAAACAGTCTTCGATCATAGCACCGGTGTTATACACAGGCACAAATAGTAGATGCCCTTTAGCTACAGGAAATCGATCTTGAAACACTGCAACATGAAAGTCGCTGAGTTCTTTGACTTTTAGATCCCAAGGTGCTACGCCTGCCTTGGCTGCTGTTTCTAATGTTTGATATTTCATATGAGTTCTTTTGTATAATATTTTCCTGCTAGATATTGTAGCACATATACACGGCCATTAACAGTGTTTTGGTAAACTGTGCCATGCCCGATATTCCAATTTCCTGCACTAGCACCAACAGACGCAGCCATCGAGTCTAACACATCTTGTTTGTATAACGTCCATACACCGTTGATGATTTGATAAAGTTTTGTATGCCCGTTGTCGGCACCAAACAACACAGTGATATGCCCTGCAGTGAAAATTGTGTGTGAATAATAGGCATTGTTATATTGTGTATCAAATGCCGGCTGTGCTACAAAGTTGCCTTGCCCGTCTCCCAGCAATACTTGCTTGGCCCCAGGAACCCCAGGTGCCATGTCGTTGAACACTGCAACAAAATCTGTGTTGCCGTCATTATTGACATCCATGGCACGACTGTTGATCAAATCAAATTCTACACCATTATTGGTAGGAGCAACAACACCTACATTAGAAACAACATTGAAATTTCGATCTATAGTTAGGATAGATGATTTAAATCCTGCAACCAACCCGCTTTGGCCCATGATAATAGAAATTGTATTGTTAGAATTGTGAATTACACTGCAAGTGGCAAAGAAGTCGTTGGGCAATACTGCGGTCTGAATTGAGAAATTTCTGTTTCCGTTGTTGACATATAAACCGCCGTTGGCGCCACTGACCAATATGTCAATATCGCCATCACGATCAATATCGTTGTAGCAAGCACCGTGGGCGTAGACTTGATCTGTTAGATCTTGGCGAACAAACTGTCCAGAGTTGTTCCAAAAGAACACACTGTTGGCTACGGGTTGGCCAACGCCATCGTCGAATGCCGGAAGGAAAATATCATTGCGCCCATCACCGTCAAAGTCTTTTATAAACACATGCTGACTGCCGCTGTAAGTATTTGATGTCAATACTTCTGTGGTTTTTTCTGTCAATGTGCCATTGCTATTTTGATAAAACACATAAATTCGTGCTGTGTGAGTGCCATCGTTGACCCACCCACCTATGACTACATCGTCTAGACCGTCGTTGTTTAGATCACCTACTGCTAATGTGTTAACTAGATTTAGTGCAGTAGAGGTAGTTCGAACTACTGCATTCATTGTATTTGTTGCGGAAGTAATAGTAGTGCTCGTTCCGCCGCCAGCAATAGACGTTCCGCCGCCGCCGCAGCCGGTTAATACTAAAGTACACAGAAAAATAGGTGCAAGAATTTTGTTCATGCACCTATTATAGCAGATTGGAATTTATTGGTCAATTAGCGCGGCGCAAAGTCCTGTTGCAGTTTGATGTTGTCAAAAAACTCTTTTTTCACGCCTGCATCTGTTTTAAATGCACCGTGTAGAACTGTGGTTTGTGTAAGACTAGAGTGTGCCATAATACCACGATTCTCACAGCATCCGTGGGTAGCTTGGATATAAACTGCAACGTCTTTGGATCCAGTTGCTGTTTCAATTTCTCTAGCGATATCCATACACAGCTCTTCCTGTAACGTTCCTCGACGGGCACACCATTGCGCAATGCGAGTGTATTTTGATAGGCCAATGAGTTTGGGACCAGCAATGATTCCAATATAAGCCACACCCGTAACAGGTTGGTGATGGTGGCTACACATGCTTTTAAGCTCCGAACGCACCACCAGCATACCTTCATATGCTCCTTCTGTGTCATTAGGAAACGCCGTTGCTGAAGGGCTCTCCTCATACCTGCCAGCCATGATTTCATTGAAATACATTTTTGCAAGTCGTCTTGCTGTGCCTTTAGAGTTTGGATCATTTTCTCTGTCGATTAATAGTGCATCTAAAACCTGCTCAAACGCCACGGTTGCTTCGTTGATTAGAACTTGTTTTTGTTCTTCATCAACATAGTCGCTGATGTTGTCGCCGGCCCAGAAACGCTTGCCTTGTGATTTCATTTGATTGCGAATTGCTTGTGATAGATTCAAACTGTTGTCTGTCATTTTAGTCCTTAATAATGATTTGTCTTAGATCTGGATATTGAACAAATTTAGGTTCAGGGCAATACTCCTCAAGCCCGACCAACAATGCTATGCCTTGAATAGCATCTTCAATGCTTGGTTTGTAATGGTATCCAACATAAAATACCTTTTGTTCTGCCCAGGGCGATATATTTAGATCGCGACCGTCGTATCGCATACGAATTATGTCATCATACGCCCGCTTGTCATCCAACAGTATAGCACCACCATGGCCGATATGTAAAGGCTTAGTATGTCCAAAACTCAAACATTGCATCTGACCAGGGCGATACATGTTGCGTTCTAATCTACGAGCAGAGTCCCAAATACGTGTACCTTCAAATTTGTATTCACCTGTCCATTGTTGCCTGTGCGGCAAATGATCTGGAAAATAGCTATACTCAATTCCTAACTTGTGCATAGTCATAGGAATGCTCAAATAGGTGTAAGGTGTAAAAGAGCAATCTGTAATTTGGTCATATCGCAAACACATTTCAATAGCGTGTGTGCAACAATCAGTCATAATTGCATACGGAGATCCAGTAAACTCTGCGAGCTTTGTTTCAAATTCTTTAATTTTTTCAAACATACCAGTTCCATGCATGTTGGATCATGTCATCCAATGTATAATGTCTCCAAGCGCCTGCTAACAAATCAAACTTAGCTGCGGTGGCTGTTAACTTAGCAGGATCGCCGGGTCGTGCAGCACCAAACTGAATCTCGGGCCGCTTGCCGGTGATAGCCATTGCACGTTCTATTACTTGTTTGACCGTGTGTCCTTGATTTGATCCAAGGTTGTAGACGCCCGCAGGGACTTTGTGATAGATTGCCAAAGCGTGGGCTCGGGCGATATCATCCACATGCACGTAATCGCGAACACAAGTACCATCACTAGTAGGATAATCAACTCCATAAACTTTAAACGTTCCTTGATCTCTTGCTGCTTCTAAGAAGCGAGCAATTAAATGTGTGGCGCCAGGCTCTTGACCATGCCTACCTTTAGGATCGGCACCACAAGCATTGAAGTAGCGGAATGACACATAGTCCAACCCATAGGCCTTATGGTACGATTGCAACATCATGTCAATTATATACTTGCTTTCGCCGTAAGGACTTACAGGCAATTCAGGGAATGATTCGTCAATGGGAGTCATTACAGGCTCGCCGTAAGTTGCAGCACTAGAACTAAAAATAATTCTTGTTCTTGGCAAACTCTTGCGAACAATATCCAACAACTTCAGTGTCTTAACTACATTGTTGTTGTAATACTCTGCAGGGTTCTCAACACTAGGGCCAACGAGACTGGTGCCGGCACAGTGAACGATAGCCGTGGGTTGTTTTTGTATAATCCAGCTTAATGCCACATCACTGGCAAAATCTTGATACAAGAACCCATCTACAACACCTGCTAGATGCCGTGGCGGTTCTCTACGGTCAATGCCATAGACTTCGTGCCCTGCGTCTTTTAACAACAGGGCAGTTTGTCCGCCAATGTATCCAGCTGAGCCGGTGACAATTACAGTTGACATTTAGTATTTTGCCCCAGCAACGTGATCACGATAACGGTTGCCCGACCGATCCCATTGACTGCCCATGCCAGTAATAATATCAACAATGCGGTCAACACATCCATCGTTCCAGTCACTAATCTTGCCAGCATTTGGGTGCAGTCCTGTCATTAACATTTCTAGTTTACGAATTGCATCATCCTGGCTCCAGGGGATGTATAAGCGTTCTGGATCATTGGCAAAAGTTTCTGGGAAACTCCGATAAGCAGGATACAGCACATTACAACCAAGACTATCTGCTTCCGACACAGTGTTCGAAACCCAGTCTTGTAAAGCACAGTTAAATAGAACGCAAGTATCATTGAGTAGATTATAGTAATCATTTTTGCTTAGATTCTCGTAGATTTTAATCTTGCCGCTAGCCTCGAGATTTCTTGCTCTGTCAACATACGCTTGATTGTTGGAGCGTAGCGGACCACCCTGAAATATAGCGAACTCTGTGCCAGGATATCTCTTTTGATACTCTTCAGCAAGGTCCATGTAAAAGCCAGGTTGCTTTTCTTGGTCGAATCTTGCTGCGAAACCCACCCTCCTGGTACGCTGATTAAACGGACGGATGTTTTCTTTGCCGCCCAGTCGCTCAAGAACTTCTGATTTGCCAAATGCCAGGCCGGAAATGTTGTAGATCGGAGCAGTCCAGCCAGCAATCCGCATGTGAGCCACCATTTCCTCGTTGGTTGCCAGAACGGCTCCACCAGAGAACGCCACCATTTCATTGACCATATGCTCATATAAATTCATCCACTTCTGCAAGCCCCACACATGCACAAAGTCATCGGGGTCAATGGCCTGTGCCAAACAACGCACATAGATACGTGGGCAATGTCCTGGCGGAATTTGATTCATGATATAACCAAGACTTTCGAAGCCGGGCTGGAACATGTCTTCAAAGTAAATAACGTCGGACTCTGTGACTTCGCCGTTCTTCATCATTTGAACCAAGTTCATCATTTGGCTCATGGCAAAATAACTGCGACCGTGTGCGTCCAACACTTGCCCTACGGAGATAGCTTGTGTGTTGTCAATTGTAGTGCCAGGAACATAAACAACGTCTAGACCGCGGCGCTCAAACACACGACGGTTCCATTCTGTTAGTTGTAGTGTGTAACGGGCTTCATAGCTTTCCAAGCCCATGTAGTATAGTTTTCTCATTTAAGTCCTTTTGCTTTAGTCTCTGGACCCAAGTTCAAGCCACCGTTGATTACTTTGGCGGCTTGAATTTGTTGTTGTCTCAGTTGATTCAACACATCATGATCGATCTGAGAGGCCATTTTTGCTGACGCCGCCAAGGTATACTTGTCTTCGGCTTCCCAGCGATATGGTTGTGAACTACGACGAACTTCGTTAGAGATAATGTGAAGTTCCTCCTGCATGCGATTCATAGCTCTATTTAGATCGTTCATGTCCTCGAACAATCTTCTCAACGGTCCAGATCTACGACCTTGCTCGTTGTGTGTCTCTGGTCGTGTCAATGTCACAATCATCATTAACTTGCGTAATGTTTCAACCACACGCGGATCCTGGCTTGTCATCGCTTCGTCAAACATATCAACAAAGCGGTCTAAGTCAAAGTCCGCCTGGTCGGGTTCTCTTGCGGCACCCATGATTAGATCAATCGCCCAAGTCTACGAGCGTCTTCGGCCCACATGTCTTTTACAGTTTTACCTGTGGTGTATTTAGAATATTGCTGCCATGCATAACTTTTGAAGTTATACAAGTCAGCTTCGTTGAATCTGTAGCCATATTCGGCTACAAACTCGCGGAACCGGTCTAAGTCTTCAAGACATTGTTGTGCGCGAGCATTGGGTTTGATTGCGATTTTGGCCATGATATTTCCTTTCAATAAAAATCAATTTGATTGTTTTTGTGCCAATGGTTATGTAAAAACTGTGCTTGTTCTTGATCAACGTTCTTATTTAGAAAAGTGTTGAGTTGTTGAACAATTTTATATTCGTTTAAATCGGGATGCCAGAAGTCATTTAATGCTATAGTATAAATGTTTTGCGGCAACCCTGTAAAGTAAGTTTGGTAAAAATACGGTTGATAAAGGTAAAGTTGTTCTTCGTTTAAGTAATATTCGTGACTCATTTGCCCTAGTCTATTCTGACGAATATTGAGCAAGTATCTATCTCGTGGAGTGGCAATAGTTATAACAACAAACTTCTTGTCTACGATAGCGTTGATTTGATCTCGCTGGGTAGCCAACTCGCCGAAGTGCCCATGGATAATGTGTTCATGATGCGGATCATTGGCAGCGGCTATTACTCGTTCAGCGGACACATTTCTTCCAGGTGTGGAATGAACTTCTCTTTCACCGCGAGTGTAAACTTCAACGTTGAGATCACTGCTGTTACCAAAACTTGAGTCAAGGCACAGAATGTTTTTAAGATGATTGCCTCCACCCGACGGCGGATAGGCAATAACAAGTGCAGTCATTATACTGTAATTGATTGTGCAGGATAAGAAAGTTCGTATTTGATCAGTGCGCCGTTTTCTCCGTCTTCGGCCACTTCGATCCATACAGCGCGATTGGGATAGCGTTCTGCAATCTTTACATACAAATCGTCGCTCATCATTTCGCATGACTTGAAGTCGAGTTGGAGAGTTCCGTCTCTGTAAAGATTTTCAAGCCATCGCTTAAATTGGATGAACTCAACATCTCGGTCGTTGTGGAATACATCGATCCAGACTCGAAAATGGAATATATGGCGGTGAGGCACACCAAGAAAACTAACATCGTATTCATCGCCGGTCGCCAGTAGCGGATCAGTAGCTGCGGCAGGGTATTTGTGAATTCCTTCTTTGCGGAATGTGACCCAGATCTTGCGTTCTGCTTTTTCTTTAATTCGTTCAATTTGTTCTCGTTCTGATTGTGTCATAGTGATTTGATACTTTCTGCTGTGATAATTTTACTAAGTCTATTGCCGAGTTCTTCGTCGTCGTGGACAATGTGAAAGCCGATGTGATTTATATCTTTTTTCTTGTTGTAGATCAGCGTTTCTACAGCAAGACCGCCTTCGCCGCGATAGATGTCGATACGAATGTAATCTGATTCAAGGCATCGACCATTGCGACCTACTTCAATGGGCTCCTCGTCTATATCCCACGCCCAGTGAAGAATTTTTCTTTTAAACCATTTAATCATAGTGGTTGATCTTTGGTATATTTAGACCAGTCGGTAAAGTTGTGACGGTCCATTAATGAATGTATACTATGACACCATACACCTGGATTAGTTGCTTTAAAGTCTTTGTCATCTAGTTTGAGAGTGGCATTGTAGCCAAGTTGACCGATATAAGGCAGCTTGGCAGAAATCATTGGAATGAAGCGCGAGTTCTCGCACAGCCCAGATTCTAATAAACCTTCCACACACGAAATATCAATGTCCAAGGTGCACCAATAGCCCATATCCAAATAGTGATAAATCATACGTTCCCACTTAGCCCACTCTGCACCGTCATTGACTTTTAGGTTAGGAAAACTTTGGTTAGCACCGAAATAGATATGTTGCCCTGGGGTTTTGAGTCTAGGCGTGATTTCGCTAAACGGTTGCACACCGATTACAAACAGTGTATCCATGCCGTATGCAGGAGTATGTTCCACTTCAATACCTGTAAAGAAGTCTATGTTATCGTGTTCAGGTCTGTTCATTTTCAAGTTTATCTAATGCTGTTGTATCTAATTCTACACTATCTTCGGCCACCTCTGCAACCTCAGGTTCTTCGAAATCAAACAATGCGTTGAATTGTGTTCGAGCATTCATGGTCTTTTTGCCTTTGAATCCTCGTGTGCCCACAATCTCCATCCAATATCCACTATACAGTTCGATGATTTCTTCAGCAGACTGACGATCCGGCGCTGCAAAGATTGCTTCAACAATGTCTTCGAATTTAGCATAATCGCCAGTGCTACGACGCATCATAGCAGGATACTCACCGGCATCAAAACGTCGGTTGGCTTCTTGAACAGCAGTCAAGTGCATGTAGACATTGTGTCCCATAAGCAAGGCATACGAGAAACTATCCCAAGATGTCTTGCCTTCTTTGCCGATCTTGTTTAAGTCTCCGGGTTTGTAAATGCAGATATCCTTCATTGTCAGCATTGAACTAATTGGTGAATCTTGCCAACGTTCGTAGATACCGTCTTGGACTACTCCTTGGCCCCAGGGTCGGGTGTCTGTGGCGTATTTTTTGTCGTCTGCCGATGGCGCCATTCGGTAGCTCCACTTAGAATCGTGCTCAAAGACGTTTTCAAAATAGACTTGCCCGTTCGCCGTTGCAAGGAATGGACTAGCGCAATCAAAACTAATAGTAAAAGCAGGGTTGACATATTTTCTTACAGCTCGTTGAATAACTGTGAGCAACACTGCCCACTCTAATTTACTTGTGCCCAAGAAGTGCATCCAATCGTGTTTGCCCTGTTGCAACAAGTTATCGTAGCGTAGTGCTACTAGACGTTTTAATACCAAGTGAACGTCACACATGTTCTGGCCGCCCATGGACCAGCCGTCAAAATGTGTGTCTGGATACTTTGCTGGATCGCAGTATTCCTTCATGGTCTGATACCATTGCTCTGCTGAAGTGTGATTGTCGCCTTGCAACACGTTTAAGAAACGAGCACCACCATTGGCAACACCTCGACGATGCTTCATGAAGTATTCATTGTTGAACTTGGTTGCATCTACAGCTTCTTGTAGAGTAGTAATTTGGCAAGCAGCCGATGCTTTCTTGTCATGGATAACCCAAGTTGGGATATCAAGAATCATACCATAATCAGCAACATTGTCCAGCCAGTTTAGAATCAGCTCACGCTTCTTTTGAGCCTTGGGACAACCAGAGTTGGCTTTCCAATCACCTTCCCAAAGACCCTTGGCAATCTGGAACCCTCCAGAGTCTCCCAGTATAAATGACCCGGCCTCTCTGTTTCGCACCATGTCTTCGCTCCAATCTTGTCTAGCAAGATCCAAGTTGGCGTGTCCCCCACTATAAAGGCTCCACTTGTATGGAAACAAGGACTTAGTTGAGTTGAGCCAATTAAGCTGTTCCATATCAGTAAGACCCTGTGGAAATCTCGCCGGATCAACATAGTGTTCATTTCTTTGCTTTCCTATAAATGTAGCGTAAAAGCCACTGATAGCCGGAAGGAATACAGCGTAGTCCTTTTGCTTGGCAGTTAGATTATCTTGTTCAGACATTGAATATTTCTTTTATTAATTTGTAATCACGAGCATAAGCATCTATCACTCGTTGCTTTAGTTCCGGACGAATATTTAGACGGCTCTTGATAAACTGTTGAACTTTTTCAGTATGCGGATTAGAATCTCCTTGATTGCTGTCTAGTCCATCTATGTGTTTGAAATTTAAGTATTTGCTAAATTTAGTGTTGAAGTCCTGGTCAATGTAGAAGTATTTTCTTGGAATACTGGGCAACACATTTTCAAAAAATTCAATCTGAGGCCAAACATGATCGTCGTGGCGATCTAAATTGTCAAACAACATTCGCTCGACTACAGGATTGTAGTTGGCAATAAACTCGTCACCGGTTATAAATTGATCATTGGGCCCCGGTCCAGTAGACCAATCATATACTCCTGTGACATTGAGAATATAACTGGTTATGTATTGTCCTATACCAGAGACCCATCGTTGCAACGGATCTCTGAGAACTACAATAACTTCTTCTACTCTATTCCAATCACATGCATCACCTACGATGGCGTTGGTCCATCCGTGGTGTCCACACCAGTCTAGAATGTAGCTACTGGCATTTTTAGGTATGCTAACAACAAATTGAGCACAGCCAGGACTTAAAAATCCTGTGCCATACCCATAACCACGTTTTTGTAATTGTTCGATCACTTGCTTTGTGCTGGTAGAATGTAGTTGTAAGTAGCGATACCGGAGTTGACTGTGATCATTGCAGCACCATCATCGCTGATCTTCATTACCTTGTCACCAGTTAGACTCAAGATGCCAATCACTGTGGCCACAGGCCATGACCAGGCACGTTTGAGTTGACCCTTGACACCAGGTTCAAACACAAAGTTTCCCGAGTGGGTAGAGTGATCGCCAAAGCTAAATTTTAAATCACCGTTTTCAGTTTTGGCCTGAAACACAGTTTCTTCTGCGTTGGCCTGTGCCTGCATCTTCAATCGTTGAATAGCTGCCACTGTGGGCTCGAATTCAATGTGCCAGTTAACACCTTTAAACTTCACAGTCTTTAGCTTTTCGTTGATGATTGACGATGTCATAAAGCGATAGTTGTTTTTAAAATCTCCTGCGGCATTTTCAAAGTTAATCCCATCGGGTTCGCCGGCATTGTTTTTAGTAATGCTCAGTTTGGCATTTTCTCTGTATTCTTGTAGATTGAGCAAGATCTTGAGTTTGTTCAAGTTTGGCATACCAAATGTGCCGACAAACTCAGCAACAGGGCCAGCAAACTGTCCTTCGACAACCACACTGCGATCTTCTGCAAGTCCGCTGATGGTTGTTTCAGTGTCTGTGCCCGTGATTTTTACCAAGTCAATGCAGCCAAGGTCGTATGTATGACTTACTAAGTCAAGTAGATGATCTTTCATATTTTCTCCTAATGATTAAGTTTACAAGATTTATTTAGATTTTTCAAGAGCTTTTGATTATTTTTGTTCAGGATAGTGAACAACTTTTGCCAATGCTTGACCGCCTCTCAGCGTGGACAATGTTCCAGGTTTTTGCAATTCCAGCCAAGTAGTAGGAACATTGTCATTCCAAACAAAGTAGATTTCGTATCCAATTTGTTCGGCAATTTTTCGAACCATGCGACCTGGCGTATAACAAGCATAATAGCTTTCAGCTAGGCGCACAGCTTTTTCATTGTCGCAATCGTTAAATGTCATCATCAATCTGCCGCCGGGTTTGAGCTTGGCAAATATTTCAGTTAGCCAACGTTCAATCACAGGCAGTGGTTTAAATTCAAAAAAGTTATAAGCCAAGCACACGGCAAATTGATTGTCTGGCAATCGATGCAGTATCGCCGAAGATTGATCACGCTCATTGACAGCGCAGGGTCTCAAGCGTCGTCGATATTGATCCGGAAACTCGACCATAGCCGGAAACAACATATTGTCATTGTGGTCCACTAGATACAATGGATCAAAACTGACCATGTCCTGTATAAATGTTTCCAAGCCGGGACGAATAATCATGCCTGGGTGTAGGTTATTGCTGAAATTTTTAATTCTAGCACGAATAATAGCATTATGCTCGTCAGTTAGTTTGGGCCTGCGATTCAAGATGTGTTCGTCCGAATCGTTGACCATTTCTTGATCATACAAGCGAAAAGTTTCGTCCAACCAATATTGTTCCTTGAGATCAATTTCTTGTTGAGCTTCTTGTTTTGCCTGTTCAACTAACTCCACAAACTCGTCGAACGTTTGCTGTATAGCTTGATGCTTGGATACCAATTGATTTTTAATGTTGTTGGGATCAAACTCTTTGCTGTTGATTAAATGCTCAATGGTATGCAAATCAACGTCAGTCTTTGTTCTAGCTTCGTCAATGTGCAAGCGATTTAGTTGATTGCGGTAAGAGACAAGTTCGCTGAGTTTCATTCGAAGTCAAACAAAGAAGTAAATGTGTTATCTGTGTTAGTTGCACTTGCTAGGTCCCAATCTAACACACCTAGTAAGTTGTCAACTTTGCCGTCGATAACAGTGGCCTCCATGGCAGCATCATCAAATGGCAATTCTTTGAACCACTGAGGCAAGTGTAATTCATCTGTGGGATAGCCAATAGATGTCCAACCCAAGGGATTGTCTTTTAGTTTGCATACAATGGTTTTCATGCCATCTACAACTTGCATAGAGTAGTTGTCTGAGTTCATTCTACGCAAAGTATTCCAGTTCATGCCTGCACGAACATGTCCTGGCATGTTGGCTTTGCCCAGTCGCTTTTCTTCTGCTGAATACTTGGTCAAGTTGTTTACACGCTTAGGAGATCCTTTTTCCCAACCCGGGCGCTCCTTGAACTCATACTTGAATGCGCGAATCTTTTCAACAATGTCATCACGTTCTACGCCAATCAGCACATCATGTAACAATTCGCTCAAGAAGTCTTGGATAACTTTAGGAGTATCCGAACGCTTCAAGTCCAAGCCCATGGCTTTTACTTTGCCTGGCTTGCCGTCTGTGTCTACACGCTTGCCTTCTTTGTCAATGATCATTACAGCATAACGCTTCTTGGTAATAAACAAGCCTTTGCTTGCTACTACTTCGCGGCCACCTTTAATCACTGCGCCCATTTCCCTTGGACAATGGAAGGCTTGTTCCATAAAGCCTGGAAAACTAATGTTAACTTGTTCCGCAATTGAATCATATAATGCAATAGCTGTCTCTTTGCTCCATTCCATACGTCCTTCTTCGACTTCTTTCTTAAGGACGGGCCAGGCTGAGAAATAGCACGAATCGGTATCACCGTAGATGATCGTGTCACCAACATGATCATATTTGCCGGTAATGCATTCGTTGACATACGCATCCATGTGCTTCGCGATACTTCTCCCAGTAAGAGTGGTTGATTGGCCAATACGCTTGTCAAAGAATCTACAGCCCGGGTTAAGGATGGCGCCATATAGTGAGTTAAGGTTAATTTTCTTAACCAGTTGTCGTTTGTCCCAGTATTCTTCATCTTCTTTGTTGTCACAGGCTTTGAGCTTGGCCTGCATTTCCTTGCGTTCGGCATACCAACGTTTTAACAAACCGGGAATAACACCTTCACGTTCGTATGTAAAGATTGTGCCGTTGGCACTGATACCCCAGGGTTGATTTGAATCAAAGATCATGTGCCATACTTCTGCGGCACTGTGTGTAGATTCTTCTCCGCCTTCCCAGTCGATGGTAATTTCTGTGCCACGTTGCTGTTCCATGACAGCAGTATATTCTAATGTGGCAAACAAACCTTCCCAGGCAGCAGCAAAGCTCATCTTTTGCTTTTCCATGCGCTCTTTGATGAGCCGGTCGGTCATTGTCAGTCTGAGTTGCCCGACGATTGTTTCGGGACCCATGTTAAGAGCACGGATTGTTGACGGGTAGAGCGAATTGATGTCAATGGAACCGACATATTCGTGGACGCCTTTTTTGGGATAAGCAACATAGGCACCTGCGGCTTGCGTGTCTTCATCTGTGAGTCTTTCTTTACGGTTAGGAACTACTAAGCCACGTTCGTGGGCTTCATTGATAATAGCTTGCTCTGTCACTGCTACAGCGCCCATAGTGGTCTGTAACAGCACAGTGTTTTCATGTGCCAATGTATTTGCCAAGTCTAAGAACTTTAATTTCTTATCCAGGCGTGCTAATAACATTGTATCTTGACGGTTATAGTCGATAAATGTTTTAAAGTTCTGATTGTAAAGTTGATCTAGTGTGCCTTCAAATGCAACCTTGCGTTCGTCTAGCTCGTATTCGCCAATAGCATCTAAACTATACGAATGGCGTTCTTCGTAAGTGTATTTGCGATACAGTTGCATATAGTCCATATGCACACGGCCTACTAAGTCGAATGTAAGTTGTTCGGCGCCAAAGCGTTCGAACATACGTTGCTTGGGCAGTTGTCCCCACAAGCAGAATCTACGTGTGTCGTCTTTACTCAGCACACGAGTAATACGCATCACTGTATAAGGGATATCGAAACCTTCCGAGTTCCAGCCACTCAGTGCATCAGCATCATCGATTAGATCCAAGAAAGTTTTGAGCATGTCTTCTTCGTGCTCAAACAGCAAACAGTTTTCAAACTCTGCGGCAATCTCTTGAGCTGTTTCCATGCTCATGTGCTTGGGAGGAATAACCAGTGTAACTAACTGTTCTAGCCAGTCTAAGTAAACAGAGATTGCAGTGATCTTGTTGAACGGATCTTCAGGTCGACTGTAACCTTTTTCAGGATCAAAGTCGACTTCAATGTCGAAAAACGCTGTGTGTAGTTTTGGGGCATCTGCACCCTTGTAGTTCTCTTCAAGACATCTAAAGATCGGATTGATGTCTGATTCATAAAGTTGTTTACCGCTTTGAATGCGGATTTCCTTGCGGAACTCTTTGTTATTTCTAGTACTGAATCGTGAGACCGGCGACCCGTAAATTGAACGAAACTTACCCCGTGGATCGTCATAATAGAAAATATAGTTTGCTGGAAACTCTTTGTAGATGCGTTTTCCATCTACACGCTCTACAACATGGATACGATCGTGTTCACGATCAAAAAGACTGTCTACGTAACTCATTTAACTCCGTTTATGGCCGGCGGGCCGTGATACATGCCCGTAACGTGGGCGAGCCGATGAACTTATTGTTCACGTTTAGTTATCACTTTGTCAATGAGCCCGTAATTTAATGCTTGCTCTGCTGACATAAATGTGTCGCGGTCCATGTCCTTTTCAAACTCTTCGTAGGTTTTACCTCGAGAGTTATGTTGAACATAGATTTCAGTTAGGCGCTTTTTCAAGTAAGTGATTTCTTTATAAGAGATCTCGATGTCCGACTGCATACCACGAGCGCCACCACTTGGTTGGTGGATCATGTGTCGTGCATTGGGCAACATCATTCGCTTACCTGGAGAACCGGCCTGTGCTAGCAACGAGCCCATCGAGCATGCTTGACCCATAACAATTGTGCAAACATCAGGTTGAATAAATTGCATAGTGTCGTAGATTGCCATACCTGCAGTCACTGAACCTCCAGGTGAGTTGATATACATGAAGATGTCTTTTTTGGGATCTTCACTTTCCAAGAACAGCAATTGGGCAACAATCAAGTTAGCCATTTGATCATGCACTTCGCCTTCTAGCAAAATAACACGATCGCGCATCAAGCGGCTATAGATATCGTAACTACGTTCGCCTTTGCTGGTTTGTTCCAGCACCATGGGGACTAATGGCATAATTTACCTTTACAGAGTTTTACCGACGGTTTCCAAAATTGTTTCGAGTGTTTCGTGGTCTTGCTTTTCCTTGCCAAACTCGGCCTTGTGTGCTAGCTTGATAGCCTTTTTAAGGATAGCGGGTTTAACTTCGAGTTCTTCTGCAACGGCTTTGATTGTGTCATTTAGACCGCCTTGTAGTGTGTCAATTTCGTGCATGACTTGCATGCCTTCATTGATGATTTGGGTAAGTTTGATCTTTTGATCGCCGTTGAAAGTTTTTGTTGACATAAAGAAATCTCCTAAAACACAAGTATACACTGTGCGTTAGGAGATGTCAAATGTATTTGGCTCACTTCAACAAACTAAAGGGTAGCGAATCCTGTTTGTTCGGCAGCAGCCGCCGACACGGCCCTAAGGTGTGTTCATTTACGTCCGATTACCATAAATCGAGTGTATTTTGTTTCGGGATCTTGCAGTTCTAAACTTCCTTGATACATGACTTGTTCTAACGGGAATTTTTCGAGTATATCTTTGGTGCTGTGATATTGATGTCCGGGATCGTTGTCTCTGGCCTGCATCACAACCAAGGTGCCATCGGGGATGTTCTCAAACCAATCAGTTCCGTCTATGTCTGTTAAACTGGTGTTGATTACAGCACCATCCATGCCAAGTTGACGGTAATCCAACTCATTGGCATCTTTGAACATGTATTCAACATTGCGAGCACCCACATGATCCAACATGCGACGGCTTTGATCCAGCATGCCTTGATCAGTTTCTACGTTGATAAATTTTTTAACTTTTACTGTTGGATCAAGCGTCATGTAAAGTGCTAGATTACCATACCATGAACCTAGTATGTATAGTGTTGAGATACTAGGACTAATTTTGGCTAGTTCCTGCATTAACCAAACTTTGCTTTTAGTTAAGTCGTGTGTAAAACTGCCTTGAAGACTGTATCCACTTGACTCGTCTAGAGCGTAAAGTTCGTTAAGAATCATTTTACTTTTCGCCAGGCAGTTTAACAGCAGCAAGACGGCGTGCTAAATCCTTGATGTCAACTGGTTTCTTCTTTTCTTGTTTACGAGCCTTTTGGCCTACGCGAGCAACCATGGCGTCAAATTCATCGGGATCATAGCGGCCGGCAATCTTTTGATCCTGATCATTGTTTTCCACTGGCATTTCTTGTTGTGCTGCAACAGACTTGACTGCGTCAGGATTGAAAACTTGTCTAGCAGGATTGGATGCAATATCTTTGGCCAGTTTGCTAGTTAATTCTCTGTAGTCTGCATCAGACGCTTTAGTAGTGTCAAACTTCTTGGGCTTCAGCGTCACAGGTTCATCAAACCCCAATTCTTTTTGTCTTGGTTGTAGTTCTTGTGACATACGATCAAACGCTGGACTTGTAGCCGGGCCCGACAATGCCTTTGCAACTTGCCCAATTGCCGGTGAAGTAGTTGGCTGTTTAGGTTTAGCAGGTGCTGATTGCACAGGAGCAGAAGCAGGCGCTGGTATTGTTGATACAACAGGTTCTACAGCTTTGCTAATTGTAGCAGGCTCGCTGGCCACGGCCTTGGGTTTGCGTCCACTCATTGCGGCCAATTTCTTTTCAAGATTGTCATTGACTGCTTGCAATTGTTGTAATCGAGACGCCAGCCCTGAGTTTTGTTTTTCAAGACTTTGAATTTCTTGTGTTTGAGATTGATCAAGCTGTGCAATTTGATCCAGCATTTGATTTTGGCGACGCTCGGCTTGACGAATTTGATCAAATGATTTTTGATCTTGTTCTTGACTACGCATGAAGTCTTTGCTCAATGCCTCAATTCCGGATCCGGCAGCTGGGAAAGCTGCCTTGGCGTTAGAAATGGCTCGTTGTAAGCCTACGTCTCTTATTTCCGGTTCGAGCTCATCTTTTTTTTTAGCTTCCGCTACACCTTCGTCCATTTGTTGAACAAGATACTTCAAATCAGCCAGTGCTTCTCGTTTAGTATCGTATCCAACCATGTCTTTACCAGTTAGATAGTGCTTCATGTAGTAAGGGCCATTGCCGGGACTTGCTTCGTGGTCGATACCAACTTCACCTACTGCTTTGCCTTTGTAGTAAACAACTTTTGGTGAGCCAATTTCAATGTCGCTCAAACGATTGCCGACACGGGTTTCTTCCACATCTTTCAAGCCTTGTGGCTGAACAACATCACCGTAGCCTGCGGGCAAATTCAATGGGTTCTTGCCCAAGTCTGCTTTCGCTACAGTTTTGAGATTTGTGCCCTGCACTACACGCTTTGTTTTAGGAGGTGTTGATTGTTGAACACCAGTGTGCATGTTTCGCCAGTTGCCGTTGGGCAACTTAGTCCACTCACCGCCTTCTGCCACACCTTTCTTACTACGATTCAACCCTGCTTGTAATCTTTCAATACGGGCACTAATTCTATCCCATTGTTCATCCGACTTGGCGTGTTTCAATCTATCTTCTAATTTGTTGATAGTATCTTCAATCTTCTTTTGTGTATCACTCAAGCCTTCCGCCACACCTTCTTTAACATTGTCAGCAGGTGTAGCATAGTATTGTGTGCTGCCTTTGCCTTTTGAAGCCCACACAGTGTATGTCTTGCCATCCTTGCCCTGTAGTGTCATGGCATTGTCGGGAACTCTACCCCAACCTGGATGTTGTATTAAGTATGCTTTTTGCCCACCAACTTCAATTCGAGGCTGTTGTTGGTCAACATAGTTAGCACCTAGTCCAGCGCCAATACCTAGGGCAGCAATGCCTCCTAGTTTGGCCATATCCTTACCAATGCCTTCTGCCAACCCTGCCTGTTGAACATAGGATTCTAATTCATCAAGCATTACTTGTAATTCGCCGGGATCAACTTCAGCAATAATTGAGTCTAAGTCACCTTCGTATTCATCCCAGTATTGTGCAAAGATGGGACTGTCATTGTAAAAATATTCTATTTCGTCGTCGCCAGCATTGTAGATCTTTCGATACAATGCTTTAATATTAGCACCGACGTTGTTTACGCCTTCATCTACATTGGTCTTTAACTTGCCACGCAACTCGTTGGCCATCTTTTCGTAGTGGGCTTTTTTAATATCATTCTTAGTTGCTTTGGCACGTTTTTCGTAGTCGGTAATTTGTGCCCATAGCGCATTTTGTTTACGCTCATCTGCACCTTCGCCCAACCCACGTGATCTCAAACTCTTTTCATAGTAAGATTCTTCATCACCAAAATCATCTGGTTCATCCGGAATATCAAAATCGTCATCATCTTGTTCCGCAGGTTCTACACCTGACCCACCGCAGTGTGAGCAACTTTGACCTTCATAACGACCTTCGCCTGTGCCACTGCAATAGCTGCAATCTTCGTAGTCGTCGTGTGTTTCGACCAAGGGCTTTTTGTTATTAAAGTCGTCTTCAAATAATTGTGTGAATAACATGTGGTTAAATTCTTTCTTATGCTTCGTCGATGTAGTCTGCAGATTGATCTTGCTGGCGGCAACGTGCTTGCCACATTTCCATGGCCATTGTAGCATGGTCTAAATTCTTAAAGCGACTTGGTAATCGACGATTGCCATGACGAATTTCAAACCCTGTGTGCTCGTCGCCGTGGATTTCACAAATACGACCGTCTTCTAGTGTGATAGTTTTTACAGGAGCAGCAGGTTGAGCAGCATAAGTTGGCTCTTGAATCTGTGCTGCGGGGATATCAGCAGGCGGTTCAGTTTCGGTAGGATCTTCTTCTAGTTCTTTTGTTTTAGCAACTATGTCTCGATCTGCGGCCTTGTCGCTGATATCTTTAGCAGCAGGACGATCACCAATGTCACGATCCTTTTTCTTGGTCACTGTGTCTTCTACTGAATCCAAGTAGTCAATGAAACTTTTTTTAACCTTGTCCAACAACTTCTCTTCGTTGGCCTGTGCTTCTTCTAGTGCTTCTTCGTCTTTTTCTTCAGATTCTGCACCTACAAAATAACCCTTGGTCACTGCTGCCTTATTAGGGTTGCCACCTAGAATAGGACCGCCTTTGCCCGGCTTGAACAGTGCAGGTAGTTGATGCACAGATTTTTGCTGTGGATTTTGACTGCCACTTGGTTCAGCAGGAGTAATACGTCCTTCTAAGATGGCCAATCGTTTGACAATGTCGTGGATAGGATCGGTCATGATTATGCTCTCTGGTCTTTCAAGAAACTGCGAAGCATCCAGCCATGTTTGCCATGTGCATCAATGCGTTCTGCTATGAAGTTAGCAATACCTTGTTGGTTTTCTTGTTCAGCGGCAGCAAATGTTTCATTCAATAAATCAATCATTTGCATGTTGTTGGCCAGTAATTCTTCGATCATGAGTCGTGCTCGGGGCACTTTGGTCTGTCCTGAAATAGTGGATAATTCTAAAAAACGTTCAAAACTACCTGGGGTGTAGTCATCCAGTGTGCGGATATACTCTGCGGTGCGATCAATAGAATTATTGTAGACTTCTTCATACAACTCGCCGAAAAATTCGTGTAATTGAGCAAAGTCTGGCCCTTCTACATTCCAGTGAAAAAACTGTGCTTTGATTACAAAAGCATATTCAGTTGCTAATAGAGTTTTTAAACTGTCCGCGAGCATTTTTATTCCTTTTATATTCCTTGGGCGTGTTAGGTGTAAGGTCCGTTGTGTATTTACCTGCCATTAAGTTTGTGCCATTTCTTGAGATCATGCCCATGGGCTGTTCTGCTACAGCAACAGATCCTGCACAAGTGGCACCTACACTTGCTGATTCAACAATTTCACGCCATCTCATTTCTGATCCTTAATGTGTTGCCCTTGATTGATCCGGGGCCATAGTCCACTCGCATGTTTTCTACTTTCAGTCGTGCAAACGCCGGTGGCACTACTTCAATGTGAATCTTGTAATTTCCCTCTGGGGCTTCAATTTGCAACATTTCTTCTAAATAGGCATCAGTGAAGTTAAATGTGCGTTCAGTGAACAGCTCGTCGTTGACAAACACACGATAGTCCGGTGCAGGCCCTTCCCATTCGCAATGCACATCACATAAAACTCTAATAAAATGCCGGGTCATGAATATATTTAGCTATTATGATTGTCCGGTGTAGAATGGTTATTTTACTTGGCGTATACTACCAATATGCCAGTCTTCAACACCGTATTGTGCTTTCATTAGCTGGCGTGCTTGGTTAGCATTGTTGGCTGTGACAGTGACGTCGATACGACCAACATAGTTTGGGTGCTGAATACGCACAGCCGCGGTCCATAGTAGGCCTTTTGCTTTGGGTAGAATTTCTTTTGCCTTCATTTCTTTCCGCCCTTCATGTTAGCACACCAGTGATACATTTTGCCTTTTTCGCCGCCATATTTGCGAGCTTTAGCACGTAGGTCTGTGACAGATCCTGCACAACTAGCACCTGCACGTTTTACACGGCCTGGACGGCTTTTACCTTTAACTTTACCATCAGCAAAGTTTTCGGCGACAGGAATATTCTTCAATGCCGCAGCAACACCAGGGTGCATAGGACCGGGCCAATCTCCTGCTTCAACCCAGCAAAAGTCTTTCCACTCATTGTTGGCACGAGGTTCAAACTCATGAGGAACAATGCCAATAAATGTTGTATATTTAGGATTGGCATCTAAGAATTTTAATTTGATTGGACCTGTATAGCCAGACTCTTCGCCTAGTTCTCTAACAGCACATTGTTCTAATGATTCGCCAGGTTCTCTACCACCGCCCCATGCTGCCCATAAGCCACCATCGTTGATACTATCACTGCGTTGTTGTAGACCGTAGCGACCTGTGTCTTGGGCATAGAGAATAATGCCAGCGGCACCTTGACCACGATCTTCAACCATAAATTCATGTGCTCTCATTGCATTATCCCATCACCGGTAGAACTTCTACACCTGCCTGCATTTGACGTGGGTTGCGTTGTAGCCACTGCATGGCCACACGGTTGGCATCGCTTTGTGCATTGCCCACACCTGAGAAGCGATATATTTCACGGCCGTTGGGGTCAACAATTTTCCACTCGCCAGTAAACTGTCCCTGTGGTTGTGCAGGAGTTTCGCCTGCTACGTCAACAATACCACCTTGTGCCGCATCAGCGGTTCCTGCTTGTTGTGAACCTATTGGTCTTGCATTTCTTTCGCGAACATCATACTGATCGGGATCTAAGTTTAAATCTCGCAGGATAGATTCTGCTTCTCTTTCAGCCTCTGCTTGATTGGCCGCTCTAAATCCTGTGAGTTGGCTGCGGTCGTTCATGTTAAAGATTATGTATTCAGTTTCGCCAG